CACCTGACCCTCGATTACGAACTTCTCCATCATCTGACGGGTCTTGGCGTAGTCGATCCCGATGTCGTCATACGGACTGTTCTTAGCCAGCTCCTTAGCCAGATCGACGATGAATGGTATGTCCTCAAGCGTAGCATGACGCAATGTCGGATGTAGTTTCATACTCTCAGTCATGGTGTCCTCCTAGACTGCGGTTTCACCGGTCACTAGAAGCGACCAGCCATTAATCGTGAACGGCTTACCAGACTCGCTCAAAACGCGAAGCTGTAGCGCCTTTCCGCTTCCCCTGATTTTGAGTTTTCGTGTGCCGTGTTTGTAGTCACTGTCGGAGAGGTTGTCTTTATACACACGCTGTTGCATACTCCAGCGACCGGTGTTGGGGTCCAGAGTGTAGTCCCACAAACCTTGGATGTATGCGGCTCCACTGGCGACATTCTCATAGTTGACAGTGACATAGTTATTCTGGAATTGTTTATTTCCTTCACCGTAAATCCCGTAGCCTGAGATGAAATAGCTTTCGTAATCGAGGCCGTCGGAGCCAAGGACACGAACCCAGTCGAGGTAATCTTCCCGGAACTCTTCTGCAAAGGTGATCCCTGTGACGAGAATGGGTGGATCGGGCTGGTTATACCGAAAACGAATGCAACCGGGTTCAGCACAGTACAGGTTGTCTGTCAGGGTGAGGTTCTGTGTACCGGTCCTCGGAATGTCATCGACATGACCAGCAAAAGTCTCACCTGTGTCGGACCGCGTCCAAACGGTGTCTATCGTGTCGACGACATCAGGGGCGTAGTACCTAACAAGCGGCATCCCCGAGTTATAATCGAGGTACGTCAAGAAGAGGTTGTCAACTCGCATTGTGCCTGATGCAGTTGTAGCGCCGTAACATAACCCAAAGAACGTCACATTGTCAAGCTTACTCTGAGACCACGGCTGCCCATCGCTAGGATCAGTCATCCATTGCCAGTGCACACCATTAGCAAAGTTCGAAGTAGTGCCATTGCTAGAACCTGCCTGTGTTTTCGTGCTGTGTTGATACAGTGTGCTGCCGATGGTGAGTGTGCCTTTTAGTCCGGGATTGCTTGACGCAACGATGTGATCAACGATAGCGAAGACGCCAACGGCGAGGATGTCTTGGTCCGTGGGTAATGCTGGGCCATCCGTCATGTACAAGTGGTCCATACGAAAGTCCCAAGGCACATTCGCAATGCTGTCAGTGTACCGCCAGTCACCAAGGTTTGGCGTAATCCACGTAGGCGTGCTTACTCCTGTTGCTGTCCATGAATGCACGAGGACGCCATTCAATCGAACCTCGTTGACACCTGTAGTGAAATCGACATAATACTCGATGTGAACCCAAGTGCCTGTCTCGATTAGTCCTGCGGCCGTCCATGTGGATTCTTCCGCGACAGGCGTGCTTGACTCGTTTGGATCGGTCAGTCGAGCAAAGCTGAGGTCGCCTCCGTTTCTAGTGCGCAGGACAAACGCGTACGTATCACTACGAAAACGAAAGATTTCAAGGGTGTTGCTTGACGACTGGGGATCGTGAGGGAGCACCCAAGCGCCGAGGCGAAGTTCTGTAGTTCCTGGGGTAACGCCAGCAGAGGTCCGATCAAACCGCCAAGGAAGGCCTCCGTTAACAGCAGCGGCAACACCGAAAAGATACGACGAATTTGTGACTGCAATGGGGTACAGCGTATTCAGGTACCAGTACTTTCCCATATCAAGCTCGGCCGCAGAGGGCAGGGTAAACCCTTGATTCTGGTAGCCTTCGAAGCCGTCATAAAAAGTGATTGTCATTGATCTTCGCTCACATTCACAATGTATTTGACTTTAGACTGTACGACTTTTCTGCGCTCTAAGAGAACCACGACCGGATCAGTTCCAATAAGGACTTCGTCTGTTCCGACGTAAACCGGGTCATTATATTGTTCAACGGACTTGCCCTCAAGGGTAAAGATACCTTTCATGGTGATCCGGTCGGTTTGTGTCAATGACCACGGGGAGAACGCCCCGGATTTTGTGTCAAGGACGAGGACGCGGTCGTAATTGAAGATGTCGTCTTCTCCGGAAGCTTCCGTGCTTCGATACAGCCACTGGACGTACCCAGTCAACGGATCGTACGTGCCCTTGGCGTAGTACTTGCTTTCCTCTGGGATGAGATTAAACCAGGTTTTAATGGTTTCGTCTGTCAGAGAGACAACGCGGAGAACGCCATTCTGATCCGGAGAAAATGTATTGATGCTGCTTCGATTCCACCAAACTGGAATACCCTCGACATCCACAAACGACAGATTGCTTAACGCTGGTGTACCAGCGATTTTACTCACAGAATAGTCGTTGGCGAGAAAACCGACACCAGAGCTACCACCAATCCTCCACACGCCATTACTACCGAAGACATACAAGTCCTGCCCGACTGGAGCCATGTGGTAAATGTGTACCGCTTCAGGGATTACAAGGACGCCTCCGTCACTCGGCAAGAGGTCTCGAAGGTCTTGGGCGGTTGGGTCCTGTGATTGGTAGCACTCCCCACTCTGCTCTGGACGCTCAAGAATTTGCGAGAAGTACACCCTCGTATTGTACTCAGAAGCAAACACCCCACCGTAGAACACCCGTCCAGCGTAGAATGCCACAGCTTGCGGACGGGCACCATTGCTGGTCTGTGTCGTGAGATTAGCAATACCAGAGGCACTGCTTCGATCTTTGTAGAAGGCTGTTAGTACAAAATGCCCCTTTGGGGCCGGTGTATTCCCTGTATAAATCTGGTGGCGTAGTGCCGGATCAAAGATCTCAAGGTATTGCTTCGGAGGACGGTCTGTACCAACCTCCGGCGGACGAACCATCGCCCACCAAATCTGTGAATTTGCTGGGTACTTCCCAACCTTACCCGTATAGAAGGTAATCGGATTTGCAAGACTGGTGTCTTCAGACGCAACCGTAACCGTTTTCTTACTGCCGAAACTCATTACGTCAACTCCGTCCAGCCAAGAGAGACAGACAAGGCTTCGCCACCCAGAGAGCCGCCAGCACCGACTTCGTTATTCACAGTGCCTACGCGAACCTGCTGATTCCAGCCTTGGTTCTGTAGGTTGTAGTGGTGTGCTGAACTCAAGGTCGTCGGCTGCTCACCAACACCCAGGCCATCATCCACCCCCTCGAAATCACGGATGTACAGCGTAACCCGGGCTGCTTCAAACACACTGTCATCGCTACTCCAGCGCACGATGATAGGATCAGTATACGGATGAGAAACAAAGAGATATCCAGCCCCAGAGGCAAAGCTGCAAGGAGTGAACGACAGGTCACCCGCGCCGGGGGCCTTGTACTCATTGAGGTTTAACGACACAGGGAGGACGTTGGCAGAAAGACTCTCTTCTTGCGTCAACTCGAAGAAGTACACGATAGCCCCAAGTTGGAGGACTAGAAAGGTAAAGCCGCCTGTCTTAGCCACAGCCTGCCAAATAAACTCCTTGACAAGACCGTCGCCGTCTTCATAAGTGATCGCTGTTGCAGAGCCCTCAAGATCGATGCCCTTGCGCCTGCGGACCTTCCCAACGCGCTCAAAGACGACGTTATCCGCATCAGTGACAGCGTTTTCAGGAAAGTTCAGACCTGTGGCTTCGGTAATGAGACCCCTGCTCAGATTGTTCTGAACGACGGTCCCAGTGTTCCTAGCCATTGATCTCCTCCTTAATCTCTGTCTTCGATTTCTCTCGGTGCCTCAAGTAGATGTTAACACGATCAAACAGTTCAGAGAAGAACTGCCACTCACCGGAGAGAATTTGTGGGATAGCACCACGTTCGAAAGACACAGACCATGTTCCAAAACGTGGGTTCTTCTTAAAGAACACTCGACTGTTATTACCAAGAACGAACGAACGAATTTCCATTAATTACTTCCTCCCAAAATTCGGCCCGATCTCGTCGTAGATACTCCCGCCGGGAACAAGGGGGTCCTTTCGGTGTGCTTGCACCCAACCCTTACGAGCACGCTGCTCTGCCTTACTGTTCTCAATCTGCTTCAAATCAACGAAACACGTTGACTTACACTCATTGAAAAACAGCGTAAACTGCCTCGGTGCGAAGTCCGGGATAAATGTATTCGATCTTGTAAAGACTGGAATGAGCTGACCATAACCATGAGTACGGTTGCCGGTTAGTGTGCTCTCTTCCGTCGCAAGGTAGTTGTCTATGATAATTGTGTTATCATCAGCAGTCGTAAAATACACCGGCATCCTGTCGTTGTAGCCACGGACATCAAAAGCGCCCGTGCCCACTAGGAGATTGTACTGGTAGACATTCGTGTCAGCGCTGTCTAGCGTATTCATTCGATCAAAGAAGCGTTTCCGAGGCAGTGGAACCAAGTCTCGCAAGTCTCGTTCCGTACTTGTTGACAGCCGGTTATCATACTGAAGCCACTCGATATGGGAGACGTTACTCGGAACGGTCATCTTCGTTGGTCGGGTTGTGTCGCCTGACGCCTCTAGCTCAAAGAAGTCCCACTCATCAGGCAGATCGAGGGTGCTGGCAAGATCGTAGTACGTCGTTTCAATGATGTCCACGACCTGTGTTGCTTCTGTCGTGTCATCGATAGAATCAACCTCATCACTATCCATAGAGGACAGGATAAGCTGCACCATCTTCAAGAGGCTATACTTCATCTTTGTCCTGCCTATCTTCTCTCTTGGTCACGGCAATTTCACGGTTGCTGACCTCTCGCTCCTGTCTCCGAAACCTGGCCTGGAGGTAGTATACCATTTGGATAACTAACCATACCAAACCGACAATGGGGAGAAGCTGAGCAGAGATATCGCTAAGTTGATTTAAGGATGGGAGCCAGAGCCACGATGACACAGCACCCACAGCAAGACCATCCGTTGTTCGTTCCACCAACTTCTCCGTTGAGTTAAAGGCTGAAAAAGGCATCACTTCTTAAACCCATCGATAAGCGCCTTACCTCCGTCAACGACGAACAAGGCAGAGATGATCCAACCAGCCCAACTATCCAAAGGAGGAAGTAGTGGATCGGTGTAGTGAACGTGCGTAATCGCATCGAAGACGCAAGCTGAGAAGTACACGCCGAGAGGGATGACAAAGAAAAGTTGGAACCACCACGTCCGACGCTGCACTGTCTTTGCTTGGGCCTCGATCCAAGTCTTAGTGACCTCCCCTTTGATTCTTTCTCGTTCAGTCTCATTATCAAAACCACTGTCGATGGTTTTCAAGATACTCTTCAGACTGTCTCCAGTCAATATTTGCATGGCAAAGTTCCCGATGCCACCAAAGACGAGCCCTGCGATGGAAAGAAAACCGCCCATTATGCCCTCGTAAGAAGTTTGATGAGTATGCGAATGATGATCGTGAACAGATCATCGCTCTTGACCGACAGCTCAACCTCTGGTTTGATCTCTTCCTTCGGGGAGGTCTTAACGAGGTTTAGACTATCTTTGCGGACAGTAGCGACACGTCGGGTCCAACCTTTGCCGAATGTAGAGAATGTACTAAGTCGCTCTAGGAATGCCTGACGCTTATCACACAGCTTATTGATGAGGTCACGAGGATCAGCTCTAACGATAGCGTTGAACGTAATCGGACCCATCTTGCCGTCGGGCGCAACACCGACCAATTCCTGCACGAAGATAACCGCACGGCTGGGCCCAGAGTTGATCGCAAAATCAAAGACAGCAAGGTCCACACCAGATGGCAACCGGTCTCCCCAGACCAAATCCCAGTACTTCGCTTTAAAGACCTTTATCGCATCTTCTCGCCGCAAATTTTTGATGTCAATGATATCGACGTCACCGTCACCGTCAACATCGAGGCCAAACGCCTTCGCGACAGCTAATGTGACGCCTAGATTTGTCGGGCCACCCGGGTCCTTCGGATGGTTGACGTAGCCGCCCTCGTGCGAAAGAATTTTATCCATACAGAAATCAAGATTGTACTTCATTGTTCCTCCAAAAATTAAACAAGACCACGGATGACTTGTGGTCCATCGGTCAGTGGAACCGTCCCTGATACAGTCGCGGCGGTCTTGGAAATTAACTCACGATCTCTATCCACCAGCGGTGCGTAAAATGTGATCTTAGTGGGTGCTACGATCAACGGATCAAAACCCTTTCCAATGGCTTTGATTTCATCCGCCGACAAAGTCGTATTATGAAAATACGACAGTCCTGCGATATCACCAGAGTACATCGACCAAAAGCTGTCAACATTATCCCCAATCGTTATCGGGAGGGTGCTTGACACAGTCCAGTTAGCAGATGCATTCGCCGTGGCTTGCTGCACGCCGTCAACGTAAAAAGTAATCGGCTGCCCAGAGGCGATATTAATTGTTCCAAGAATGTTATGCCAGACGCCGTCTGTAACGTTCGTAGAGCCGACAAGAGCGGCAACAGCAGAAGACGCTGCATAGCATTGAAACTGGATCGTGCCGTCTGACCTGAGGAGTATACCCCAACCGTTACGACTACTAGTAGACCACTTGTTGGCAATGCTGCACGACGTCGACGCCGGCGCGTTGGTAGTGCGCATCCAGACCGAAACAGTCGCAACTGAGGTTACAGTGGGAATAATCGTACCCCACTGCATACGCTCTCCGTTGGTGTCAAAGTTGTACGCCACTAGATTTCCTCAAGTTTGACAAGAAGGAGTTCAGCATCACCTGCGGCTGTATCATTAGTGACGTCGCGAGAGACCTTCAATCGAAAGGCTTCTCCCGCCAAGACACCGTCGGTTTCTGTCGGTGCGTCTAGGGTTGCCGTCATCGCGAGGATTTGTCCGCTAGTGCCGGGGACCGTCTGAGCCGTAATTGTGACTGCTGTCGCAAAATCGTCGGCATCAATGTCCAAGGAAGACGCGTCTATACGTTCGACTGCAACCAGCCAGCCGATAGTGCCTGTCGTGGCAGAGGTGGCGGAACAGAACAACGTGATCTTCAAATCCCCACCAGCGTATGTTTCAGCCATGGCGCTAGTAAAGACCGCTGCTTCTTCTGTCGTGGTATCAAAATCCAAGACAGGATGCCCATTGCGGATATCGAGAGAGGCGTAGTTTGTAGCAGGCGGGATAGAGTCGTACGGGAGAAACGTCGAGACAGCTCTGGCCCCAGTCAACGAAACCGGTTCGAATTTCTCAGTCGTGGAATTCCACGCCACACCCTGCCCGTTAGCGACAGAAGAAACATCGACATCAGACAAGCCGGCGAGAGTTGCAGAGGGAACAGAGTACCAAACCCCACTGGAGAGAACTCGAAAAACGCCAAGAGACGAGTTATAGTAGAAGGCGCCGGTTGCTACGGGGGTTCCACTGTCGTCTAGAGTGGGATCGCTGGTATCAACCCCGAGCCACTTTGCGTTCAAACTCGACAGCACCGCTTCAGCAGAGGTCAGGGCTGTCTCAGCATTTGTCTCCGCTAGTTCGGCATTTCCTTGTGCCGTTTCAGCCAGTGCTTGTGCGGCTTCAGCAGCCGCTTGAGCAGCCTCTGCATCATCAACGTATCCTTGGAGGTCACCATGCCTAGCAGCATCAGTACTGGCTAGTGGCGCGGGAAGGTTGATGATCCGGTAGCCATTCATGTCCATATTGGCGGACATACTATTAGGAGACGTCCCATCACGGGACAGCTGCTTCTCAATCGCTGTTTGAATGGCGACGAAATTCGCATTGATCTCCGCAACCGCTGAGACCGGATTATCAAGATTAGCTAGTGTAGTGATCGAGACCTTAGCCATTCAACACCGCCGTCAATTCGATGGTGATGTACAACGCCTGCGCATCGGTACTACCACCGTCCGTCGCAATCTCAATCCAAGTCGGGCCTGACAGAACATTGTTGCCCGATGCTGTGAACGTATACGCATCGCCTTTGGCAGAACCGTCGTACGCCACAGTAACATCGGTGCCCATACTAGCTGCCGCAGAGTTCTTGAATGACACAGCAGCATCAGCAACAGTGATCGGCCCACCTAAGACGCACCGAGCTTGAACAACGGTACTGTCTTCAATGACAGGCACGATCACTGATTGCGCAGTCGACACATCCGGGATCACAATGTGAATATAGTACTTACTCGTCACCGAGATCGTACCATCACCAAGACTCGTCTCAATATCTGCGTAGAGAGAAACAGTATCGAGATTGTCTTCATCGAGTTTACCCCATGTACCAGAACCAGCTCCGTCAGAGACGTACACAGTGCCGACAGAGGCTGTAGAGGCGCCTTTGGGTTCATGGATGTTGGGGTCTGTGATGTCCGAGTGTTGGGTAGACATTTACTTGCCCATCCTAATTTTCTTAACGAGGTCCATTCCAGGATTGGTACTACCAACCTGTAGCGTTGTCACAGTAGGAGACGGAGGGGGTTTTCGCCCAATCATCGCTCCAGAGCCATAAGAAAATTTACCCATTACGCAGCCCCTTCCCAATTTGTACCAGAGACGGCAGAAACAACAAGGCCACCGGTGTACGGGTTGATGACTACGACGTATTGATCCGTCGGATTGGCAGAAGCCACAGCCAGACCGGTCCAAATACCTGTCGCTGCTGTGACACAAAGAAAGACCTTCTTGCTTACGAGTTCAACGAGCTCGCCCCCTGACGGGGAGACCGTAGTGACGTCACCAGAGTATGTATCCGCTGTGATGCCGATGCCGGTGTCTGCCTCAGAGATATACCAAATAAACGGATGAACACCCGTAAGCGTTTCCCCGTCCTTATCCTTGGCAGTCACAGTGATATCCATACCGTCGGTAGTCGCAGATGCGGCCAAGCCAATAGTGTATGTAGTAGGGACGCCCGCCTTATCGCCAGTGATATCGCCGGTGAACTCACCAACGAACTTACTAGCAAGCATCGTAAGACCCCTGTAGTCCATAACATTAGACATTGATTAATCCTTTCAAGGGCGACGGAGGAGGGTGTCGCCGACGGACACCCCGTCTCCCTCCTCCGCCATTACGATTACGACTTGGTATAGGCCAGCGTATCAGAGTTCTTCGGAGGGAAACTCCAACGAATGCGAACAGTAAACTGACCAGCAGTAGCCGCCGCAGCATTGACTTCCCACGTAATTAGGTAGTTATACGCTGTGACAGCACTAACCCCAGCACCAACCCAGTCGGCACTATTAATAGAGCCTTCCGTCGCATTGACACCAGAGCCATTAATCTCTGCCTGAGTGGCGTCAACGATAAAGAAGTCTGTATCGGGGTTCGACGTGCGATCCTGGTTGATAACACCCAGACAAAAAGTCAGAGCATCGCCAGCAGAATCGACCGCCGTAGTCGGGGTCATAATCTGGACCTCTTCAATCAACGCGCCTGCCGGAATGGTAAACGCATCATCGAGAATGACCTGAGCATCGGCAACAGCCGGAAGCTCATCATACTTGACGAGGACTTCCAACTGATGCACCGGACCAAAATTGGTATATGCACCAATGTTGGCTTTCTTAGCTTCGTCGAGGCCGAGGTTCCAAGGGAGACCATCGGCATTGATATAAGTAGCCATGATTGAGCTCCTCTTAGTTAGGCGTAAGTCGGGACAGCAATCGTGTTGTCAGTGATGACAACGACGAAGTTCTCCGGACGATACAGGTCGAGGCCGTAACGAGCGGTCGTCACGTACTCTTCACGCTGCAAATCCATGTTCCACTTGCTGTCCACGGTCGGGGGCTGACGAACCGCACCCACAAAGGGAGCAGCCTCAGGAGCCGTCGAGAAGAACAGATTCGCGACGTTGTTCGTAGGAACAGTGTGCGAGTGGATCGTGGTGTCCGAAACGGTAGCGAGGTTCTGCGAAGTATATACGTCGAAGCCGTAGACATTCGCTTTGAACTTCATACCCGTGGTATCGCCGATGCCTTCAGAGATAATACCCTGCCACATCGGGTTGTTCGACACGTTGGTAATATTCGCCAACGTATTGAACGTGAACTCCACGCTCGGATCAACGATTGCGATGAGACCCACCAGAGGGACGTTCGCCTTCTGCAAGGCAAGACGTGCACGGGCAAAGTCTTCAACGGAGATCGTGTCATTCGAGGCAGAGGCGCCATCCACGCCAGTACCCACCCAACGGTGGGAGACGCCAGCAATGGTGTTCGGATCGGACGCCGTCTGGCGCTCGACACCGATACGAAGGGCGTCCTTCTCCATCACCTTCATAATCGCACGGTGCTCAGACGGCACGAATTTCGACACGAGCTGACTCATGTAGAAACCGTCCTGCAAGGCTTTCTTGGTGATGAAGTGACCGGACTGCACGTACTCGGTAATCCGGAACGTGAAGTTGCCCGTCGCAAGATCAGTATAGGTGACCGACTGGCCTTCCTCGTAGTCCATAGCCTCAGCCTGACCGACGCTCGGGATGTTGAACTGTTCACCATCCGGGAAGCCGTCGAGCCAGTCAATATACTTCAAAGCCATCAATTCGTCTTCGAAGTTTTCCTTAAGCTCAGTAGACCAGAGATTAGACCGAGTCAGGTGCTGAAGGGTAGTTGAGTCCATAATTGGATCCTTTCAGTTATTTATCGAACTCGGAACCCATTCGCATTGCGTCTTCGTACATCTGCCGCTGCACACGAGCTGAAAAATACAGGTTGCGATCCTTTTGTTTCAGTTCGCGGTAGTACCTTCGATTGTGGACAGAGTTCGTATCCAGATTATGAGCCGCATCCACCCGAGATTGGGGCGGAGTATTCGACTTCATTGGACCCGAAGCCTTGACACTGTCGATCAGCTTAAAGAAACCCGAAGGTGACTTCACGCCGACATCACGAAGGAAGTCAACAGAGACGTTCAATTCCTTTGCAATAGCGAGTAGGTGGTTGTTGTAGTCATCCCCGAAGCGCTGCTTCAAGCCGTCACGAACAACAGAGACGTTAGCCTCCAACTGTTCCTGCGACTTCTGCTCAGAGAGGAGCTTCTTGACTTCCTCTTTGATATTGACTTCGGGTTTAGCTTCCTGACCGGGTTCTAGCGGTGTTGGCGTCTGTTCTCCGGTTTTCAAGTCCTTGAGCATGTCTTCAAGGTTGCTTCGAGAACGAAGTTCCGTTCTCAACTCTTCCAGCTCCCGTTCAAGCTCAGAAATGTGCTTGTCAGAGTGGAAAATCTTCTTAGCGACGTCTTCATTGGTCTTGAATTTCTTACCGTCACCAACAAGCTCTTCATACGCTGGAATGTTCTCTCCGGGTTTGTCTTCGAAGATATCGGCCATAGGGTTGTCTCCTATTAATTCATAAAGTCAAGTAGGCGCAGAATGTCCTTTAATCCTGCTCGCCTTCCATTATTGAAAGGCTGACGGAAGGGGTATCCACTGTCGTGGAAATCTTCCGTTTCTTCTTCACGGGCAAGGACATCGAGTTTTTCTCTGATGATCCCTTGCAGACGTGTCAGGACAAGTGTGTCATTCCTGATCGCCTCCGAGAAAGACTTACGCTCGTTCTCATCTCTGAGATGTCGCGTCCATTCTGTAGAGAGATTTTTCACTATCCTACAAACGGCAGGTCACTGTCTTCAGGAGACAATCCTGAAGGGGTCTGTAGACCAACTGTCGTTTCCTCTGCGTGTTGGTTAGCGAGCTGCTGTGCTTCTGCCTGTTCAGTCAGGCGAATAAACGGCTCAACGAGTTTGTAATCCTTGAGATCGAGGAGTTCTTCGAAGAGTCTTGCGACTTCAATCGAAGAGATATGCATCCTGACTTCCGGGTCCTGCCCGATGGCAGAAGCGAAGAAGTTCGTGATATTCTGAACCCGCTCAGACGTCTCGGCAAAGTGCCTGGCAGCAACCGGACGAATGCGACCCACACCCACGATATCCTGTGGAGACAATGTCTTGAACGTTGCGATACCGTACTCATCATCAAGGATGCGGATGCTAGTCGTTGACATCTTCCTACGAGCATGCTCTAATGCAGAATTCAGCGCCGGTTCAAGAATCTGCTCTTCAAACTGTGCAATCTTGTTCTGGAAGATGCGAGCTGCGGCGTTCTCTAGTCGTTGGACTTCGTAGGCTGTCTTTTCTCCCGGTGTCCGGAAACCCATGGCTTCCTTAGGCGCACCAGCAAGCTCCTCCATCTTGGCTTCAAGCATCTGAAGCTCGAAGTTCGCTTGGAGAGGGTCGATTGTGGGCGACATAATATTGACGTCACCGTCATCACCGACATGGATTTTCTCAAACGGCCCCCAAGTAAAGTCTTCGACGTATCCTTTGATCTTTAGCGGAGGAGCGTAGACAATGTCAAAAAAATCCGCCTTGAGGTTCTCAATATGATCAAGACGATACTGCATACCAACGAGATTGTCAAAAGGACCCATCGCCCAAAGATTATCCTGACGGGTTCTCCATCCTGAATGGTAAACCGGAGCGTGTCCAAAATCGCTAGGATTAGGTTCAAGACGAATGATTTTATGTCGGTCCACAACTTGGATGATGTGGTTTTTATAGAACTTCCCAGTTTCGACATCGTAGATGTCACCATAGAAAGTAAGGATTTCAGCATAGCCAGACTCCAAATAATGACGGAAGGACGTAAAACCGTCGATCCGATAAAACGTATCTTGCGTATTGAGATCGCCTTGAAAGTTGGCGACACGAGCGCGGATTTCTTGGAGATACCGGTAGAGGTCTTCAGCAACCTGCCGCTCGCCATCGTTTGTCGTTTGCCGCTCAAGAATTTCCTTGACGTCGCCTAGAGTAACAAGTGAACGGACGATCTTGGGAGATTGAGAAAAATCTGGAGACGTCGGGTTAATGACAATGTCATACGGAGAAATCCGCTGAAGAATGGGACCGACGTACCCCGTTTGAATTTTACCAGTATCTTGCGCAACGGTTTCATCAAGCCAGTCGACGGTGACAAAGCAGTTGCCGTTGTCGAGGTAGTCTAAGACAAGCCGAGACACAGTCTCTTTAAAACCCGGGTACTCTATGACATGAGTCATGTACGCCTTAATAGCCTCGGATTTACGCTTCGTGTCGTCGGACTTACTCGCACCCTCCCAAATCAACCAACGCCGTTTCGGGAACATACTCGCCATGTAATTCGCGTACAAGTTGTCCCTGATCTGGGTCAACTTCGGTGTCGTAGTCGTGTTCTTCCAAGGGAGTGACGCATTCGTGGTCGTCTTGGTATCAGTGGCGTACAGGTACTTATACAGCTCGCGCCACCGCTCCTTTGTGACAATGCGGCCTTCGTCCCACTTGACAAACATATCCGAGATCATACAACCTAGCCGATCAGGAAGACTGATCTGATCAAATTGCAGGACCTTACTACCTCTGGGCATTACGCGATGCCTCCGAACCGTTCATTAAACAATTGAATGACGTTAGTTTGTGGCCGTCTTGCAGCGCCAGTAGGCGCCACCGATGTCTCAATAGCAGAAGCCAGCGTATCCTTGATGTCATCGTGTTGCGGATTTCGTGACAATAGCTCTTCCTCTAGGAGCTGGACGTTGCCGCCTTTGTAGTGCCAGATTTGCTGGTTTTCATACCTCGGGTGGAGGACAGCAGCAACACGCTCTTCTTTATTCCCTTGGTTTCTGTTCGGCTTGAATTCCTCGATAGAGAGGGAAAGGCCATACGGACGAATGTAATTCTCTTTCAGGTCTTTGACAAGAACGGATTGCGCTGCTGTGACTTCGGCACGGAGCCTCCGGAAGCCGTACTTTTCATGGGCTCGAAGGAGGTGATCGAAGTAGTCAGAAATCCGATCTGTCCGGAATCTATCGATATCCATGACGTAATAGTTGTGATCGAAGTCAACACCGACGGTAACGATACACGTATAATCAGATCGTTTTCCTAGTGTGAATGCGAAGTCAATGGCAGCAAAGACGTTTAACCGACGGTCTTTGTAGTGCCAATATCCGTCTCGCTGCTTCAGGAAGGTCGGCTCATAGTACTGGAACAAGTCCGGATCGATTGGAGAATCATCGATTGCATTCGGATTGTTATAGTACTGCGCATAGTACTGTGCCCGATCAAGATACTGAGCACGCTTCCGAGCAAGAACTTCCGTATTGAACCCAAACCACTTACCATCATATCGCTGTTGACGTGGCCACAAGAACTCACCAGAGCCATCTCCGACATTCTCAACCTCTCGTTGAAAGACTTCGTACAGCGGTTCACTACCTGTGAGATCACCAGACTCGTTGAACGTTTCGACACTCATCGAAATCATGTCTGCGTACAGGTCTTTCGGGTGGTACCGTGTACCAACAACCCATTGGGACGAGTCTGCACCTTCGATACTAGCAAGCTGAGAGTACTGTGCTTGAACCTTGCCCCGTGTTTCTTCGGTATACGCATTGTCCGGAACGACGACGTCATCAAAGACAGAGATGTCAGAGTGCATACCGACGATGTTCGTGGTCAGGCCGGCTGTAAAGATCGTAGGATCACGGACGGCCTCGGCTCGACGGAGGGGGTGATCAACGGAGATTTCTGTCTCAGTCCACTTCTCCCGCTTCGTCTCCTCTTGATTGACCATATCCGGCCAGTAATACCGGTAGATGTCTGAAGTCAAGATGTCCTTAATGAACTTCAACTGCTTGATCGCCAGACCAGACGTCGCCGAGATGTACAGAATGCGAATCGAGGGGTTTCGAGTAATCCACCAAGCGACTCGGTAGGCAACGAGAGCAGACTTCTGATGGTCACGAGGAAGAAGCAGGAGCTGGTGAGATTTCGCATCTTGACGTGTCCACCACTGAATGACTTCCTTGTGGATAGAACCCAGGACACGCCCTGGATGAACAAGCCGAATAAAGACTTCGAGATCATTCTCGGCAAGCTGCCGGATTTGCTCCCGCTTAGTCATCGCGCTTGAACGTGCCATTCAGACAATCACTATCGCGTCTAGAGTGGGATATCCTGCCTTACGCCACTGGGCGAGCATATCGGAGTTACTGCCTTTGTAGGAATTGTACCGCAGGACAGCGAATTGTAGGTCGACTAAGGTGTGAGAAACAGTGTTGTCCCCACGTTTAGAGTTCCAGAATTTCCAAGATAGGTCCTGCACGATGCCCTCGTAAATCGTAGATACCGTTTAAATCGATTTGCAGCCCCGTTGGCCCATAGGGCCGTAAACGCCCTCAGAGGGGGGCTACAGCGAGTTTAGTTCGGGATGACACGGAGGTAGTCATCAGCCTCTCTTCGCCTGTCAGCGACCATCTCTGTGGCTGCACGGGCTATGTCTTCTTTCTTCGGACGACCTTTCGTCTGCCGGGGGTTGTCGTAGCCACGATCCGCGAGGTACTTGTTCGCTTGGAACGAGTCCCTGCCCCCTTGGTTCGCTTGGAGTATGATTCCTGCAACGGCAGCTGAGCGAAGCTTGACTTCGAGTTCATTACGCCACTTCTCGATGTATTTCTGAAAAAACGATGCCTCTGACAATGCAATCCAGTGGTCCCACCCACCAAGGCACTCGGTAGCAAATCGGTATTCGGTAGGATCGGCAATGGTGAGGTACTTCTCCCGAAGGTCTTCGATGGAGTAGACCGCTGTCGACTTATCAGTCGTAGTCTCATAGAAGAGGCCTTGAGTCAACCAGACGCCATTGACATTCTTGAAGTTCATTACGGTAGGTCCCTAATCTTCATGTCGTCTCCTGACGTCTTGAGTGTCATCCGTCGGCGACAGCCTTCCTTCTCTGCTGGGGTTCAGCCAGTGGTTCAGAGGTATACTATTAGTTACACGAACATTCACAAGGAAGGCTGTTCCTCGGGATGACCCTATGATATACACTATCCTCTAAATAGGAGAGTGATGAAGGGTGCTGAGGGGTGTTCCCTTGTGATACACATCGTGTTCCTGATGTATACTCCTATACACTACACCTTTTTTAGGGAAAAGTCAACACCTTGGAAGGAGAAAAATGATAAAAGAGGAAAATATTTGTGATATCGGGGTTTTCGAGTGGTTTTTTCCTCTAAAACTGGGGTCTGGGAATTTCTGCTAGTAATTCGGATGGTGCGATTCCCCGCGCAGCGGGTACCCCTGGCCCCCCTTGGTGCCCCCAGGTCAACCCCAGAGGAGAACGAATCGGAAACGAATCGTGTACACAAGACGAACACATCGGGAACACAAAACGAACACGATGGCGCGGCCTGGTGTGAGCCGTGTTGCCCTTGGTATGCAAGATTTATGCCAGAGTGTGGCTTGCACACCATTTGATTACCATTCGTCTAAACCTCAGGCTATCCGCCGGTTTGGCACGATACTTGCGTCTACAACTCTCATGCCACATCCCCCCTCTTTCGATATCATTTGATTTAAACATGTCGCCTTATTTCTGCCACATTCCTAGTCTAGTCTACACGTTGACGGGGCCTTGCCCGGTCGGTTCTTTGACATTGTCAATCCTGTTAAGCTCATTGGTGCAACCCAAAGGGTAACACCATGACAAACATGTCTAACGAAGCCATCATTCGGCTAGCCTTCGCTATCGTTGGCTTTGCCTACGGTGCGGGCTTTCTCTACGTCTACCAGGCCGCACTACAATCGATGTTTGAGGTGTGCTTATGAGCGCGCTAGTCGATAAAGGCAGGCCAGAGTTAGGCCAGGCATCTGGCGTCGGTTCAGTAGGCTACGGTGGCATATCAGAACGCCACTTCAACCCAACAGCACGAGACGCCTCACGCCAGTCCATTGACCATCAGATCAAGTCATTAAAAGACAAGATCAACTGTGATCTAGTTCGGCTGGCCAATGCCCTCAAGCGAGGCAAGAAAGACCAAGCGATAATCCGTTGCATCCAAATCGTAAAGCAACGCGAGACGATGCTAGCTCTTGTCGCCAGGTACAACGACCTCGAAGTTATACCTGAACGTACTCTAGTTGTAGCGCCAAACGCCGCCAATGCCGAACACAAGACGGAGCTCCTCGGCGCTGCCAATGCTCCCCACTCTCGGAACAAGGTTCGTCCCAATGTCCGCCGGTACAAGACTTGGTCGGACCGATAAACAAAATTAAGAACCTCAACAAAACCAGTGACTTAACAGGATTGACAATGCCAGGGGAGTATGAGACTATCCTTGGCACTTGAGCGATACCAAGACCCGTTATGCGGGTTCGCTCCTGCCCTCGGCTCTTGCCTTCTTCGCACCTTGTGATGATAGGAACAGCCGGCCAGAGTGGCACTGCAATACCGTAATGCGGTCGCGCGCGTCTTGCTAGCAATGACCATTGCTTGGCTTGCCTCACTCTACGGAGCTTGGTGTGCCTCACGATGTAGCGGCGGAAGGGGAAACCCTGAAGTGCGAGGTGCAGGTGCCGGCTTAAAATGCCATAACTTTTAATCAGAAACGATCTTCTTTGAGTGTCCTTGTGCCTTCCTGCAAAGAAAGGTACTCTACTATGGATATCATCAAAGACGCCTCCAAGCTCAACCAGTACATCTCTGCGACGCTGAAGGCATACGGTGAGGCGGGCCGCAAGGCTCATATCGCTGTCATCTCGTGCTTGTGGCACGTCTCCACACATGGGGACGTCCGCCCGCTCAACGCTTTCTTCGCTGGCCTCAGGACGAACGATCAGCAGGCAGTCCGGCTTTACGTTCGCCGCTGTCAGATCATCAACGGACTGGGCGGCAAGGATATCAACAAGGCGATGCCTTCCGACGTCCTAAACTCGGCGGCTGAAGCGGGAGCAATCCTGTCCTTCAGCAAGTCCGAATTCCACGTCGTCAAGAACCCCAATACCGACCAGGCCAAGATCATGGTCGGCTTGTGCGAAACCCGGTTCATCAACCCTGATGGGAAGAAGGATATGTATGTCCTCGACCGGAACAACTTCGCAGAAGTCGCTACCATCGGCGACACTGACCTGCTGAAGCGTGTGAAAGCGCTGAAGACCCAGTTGACCACGACCGACACCAGGGACGTCCATGTCTCCGACAAGGTGCGTGATCTCATCGTCGACTTCGCCGACAAGGCGGAAGCAATGCTTTCGCAGTTCAATCTCGCGAACGATGAACCTGCGAAGACCAAGACCACTGCTCCGGCCATCAAGGCCAACGCCGCCTAACCCTACCTCACCCTACCTGGGGCACAAGGGCACCCATAGAAGATCAATTTAAGATTTCGGGGGAACCCGGAAGGTGCACGGCGCACCGGCTGAGTGCCAATGCGTGATACTCGTATTGCCCTTGTCATGAGGCCAAATGCCGATTTAGTGTGATATAGTAAAATGAGACTTCTACCTGTGCACCCAGGGCGTGCTAAACTCTGGGTGCATCAGCGGAGGTCCCTGAGGGGACTGACACGACGAACGCAAGTTCGAACGCCATAGGCGTCAATCAACAGGTACACACTGGATACTCGCTGGTAGAAGGGCGAGTGTCCTCGCAGTTTACTGTAGTGTGTGCAAATGCGAGGTGAGTAAGCACTCCATCGTTTGTCCAGCATGTAAGCACTAGACCTAAAGCCAAACTATAGCCATGGTCTGCTGCGAAAACAGGACTGGCTCGTTTGAAGAAAGCTGCTTGTCTAGTCCGGTCAGTCACCAAGATACTACTGCCTCACCTACGCTCTGAGGTGGGGCCTCCAATCCTTGCCAGCGCAGTCAACGCTTGTGTAGTCAGGTGGTGCTGCTCCTGCGCTGTAAGACGTAAGCCTACTGGCGTAGCTGGTAGAACTGCGCTGGCTCCAAAGTGTTCCTAGTATAGGAGTGGTGGTGACATGAAGATCAGACGTGAGAATGCCATCGAGACACACATCGAGACGATCACGAGCAAGGGTGGAATATCATTGTTCATCCCTGCCCTTGAAGCGCAAGCGATGGAAGTACTCGCTGCTCAATACGGCATGGTCACCAGTACCGAACCATCGCCTCATCCAGATGAAGTCCTGATCAACATCAGCACGAGCGAGGACCGACTGAAAGAGTACCTCGCCGACATCCCTTTTTAGGAGGCAGCATGGGTCGCGTGTCAGGGAATTTCACCAAGCCTGCGCCTCCGGCTCAGTATTCAACCGAGGATATCGAATTACTTGCGAATACTGAAACGACTAGTCAGCACGACACGTTTTACTTTCGGAAGTACGCTGAAGACTTGCAGTACCTCGCCAAGAACAGCGCTCTGTCCGTCGACTTGGACATGTTAGGCGCAGACTTGTACTGCGAATGGGCTAGACGGAATGGACTCCCGTTGTATTGGATCGGTGGGCAAGACTATGCCGTCGCTAGGTCCTTCCGGCATTTGTCGCATCATATCCAACGAAGGAAAGCGAGAGGTTGGCAATGAAGATTTATCAGCGTGCGTCGCCTTATGATAGGAAGAACCACTATGCCGTGGTTTCTACCCGCGCCTTTGCATGGAAGGGCAAAATCTACCTCTACGAAGATCGTCGCTTCGATGATTGTAGTGTCGTGACTGCCCTTCTTGGGGTTGGCCTTGTTGAGGATGGGCGTTGGTTTAGCTTGGGGGTGTAGCTCAGAGGGCAGAGCAGCGGTCTCCAAAACCGCTTGTCGTAGGTTCGAATCCTACCTCCCTCGCCATAAATGCGTTATGTGAACAAAGGGGTCCGCTATGATCACGTTCAAAACAGGGAAAATAGCCCGCGAGATCGGGCCTGCCGTTATTGTGGGCGACTGGAGCGACACGTCCGGGTACCAGTTCATCGTGTTGTATCAAGAGGCTGGTCCTTTGTGTACTGTGCTCATGCTTGGCGGTTATGACTACGGCGGTGGCGTGACACATGGATCGTGCAACGTCCCTATGGACAGAGTTGACAAACTTCTCGACACTCTCACAGATCATGACCTGTATTCTGCTATGTCTAAACTCGTCAAAGAATACGGGTGGATCAGTGTCGGATAGCTTCCCTCAGCACACCCGCTGATCGTTATGAAAGGGTTTCCCAATTCAATCAGCGACCCCACAACGGCCTGGATGTCTGGGCCTGCTTCCCAAAGCAATACGTGTTGAGGGCTTTTATAAAGAAAGGAAACTAAATGGATCACGATAGAGTCAAGATTTCAAGCACACCAATGTCTTGCGGCGTCTTTGTTTTGTCCGGCATCACTGATGTCAATGGCGCCATCTACCAAATCGCCAGCCGGTTGTATCATCCAAGTCGTGGTGAGCCGGTGGCGTTTCTCATCGCCTCCGACGTCTTCGATGATGGAGTGGAAACGAACACGTCTCTGCTCTTCCTTGAAATGAAAAGGCGTGGTCTTTTGCTCCAAAAGCAGATATCGCAGGCCGCAGAAAACCCCAAGACTGGCAACACCATCATGGTGTATACTGGTTTGATCGACCATGCTGTGTTTAAGGCGTGGTACTCGAACGAGCGCACCCGTCGTGTTGGTAAGGTCGGCACCTGATCAGGAGATGCTGGATATGAAAGAGCGAAAACCCACCGTGTGGACTGACCTTGAATCGGTCATTGAATATGCTCGCTCTCTCGGTCCAGGTAGGGCTGTGATGCAGTCCCGCGTCAACACTGTGTACGTCATCATCAAAAGCGAGGACGTCTCTAAGTGGAGCGCCAAAAGCATCTGCTATGAGACCAAGTAACACAGACCAATAAGTGCCGTGATGATAGGAATGGGCATGCATAAATATCTTTTCCTCGACGTTGACGGTGTCCTGAACACCACTCGAAGCCATTCGTTGTACGCCCTGTCGAAACCGTGCCTTCGTAGGCTGGCATTGATCGTCAACGACACGGGTTGTGATACCATCCTGTCCAGTACATGGCGGAAGTCAGAGTACGCCATCCTGCGCCTCGCGCGGGTCCTCCAGTACCGAGGTCTACACCTCTCCGGTTACACACCACGTTTGGACAAACACGGCATTCGAGAGGCTCGGCTTACCAACCGAGGTTGTGAGATTGAGGAGTGGTTGTTGGCGTATGCGGCTAAGCCGTACAACTACGCCATCCTTGATGATGACGCAGACATGTTGCCGGAGCAGCTCCCGCACTTTTTCCAAACCGATCCTGACTATGGATTGACTGATGCGATTGCGCATCGTGTAACCGCCCACCTCAACAAGGAGTAACCGAAATGAAAGTTGAACACTACAGCGCTCCGCAAGTGCCGTCCTACCCCTATCTAGCGCGTTCCTCCATAACTGGGAGCCTTTATTTGGTTTTCTCTGAGACGAAACATATGTGTCTCAACCCCGATACCGGCTTGACAGGTGTTATCCGAAACGTGGGCATCCAGAATATGCTGCCACTCCGGCACGGCGAGGTCGTCACTCTGACACAGGAGTAACCAATGATCATTCCGCCTTGTCCGCTGGCCGGAGAAGCATCACTTCTTGATAACAAAAGGGGTGTGGATGCCTTCGCGTTTCAGGCTGGTTGGGACGCATACTTTACAGACTTCGTTGTCAATCTAAAAGAGGCTGACCCTAATTTCCTCGTCTCTTGGCGGTCTGGGCGCGCAGGGTGGGCATCAGCGGTTTGTCTCTATGGAATTCTTGGCGTACTCTTGGCGATGGGGCGCAGCGTGGCGACTGCCCATCTCAACGAAGGAGACTGATATGGGAACTCTCACATACCAAGAGAGTCTAGACTTGATGGCTGTTGCTGCCGGGTGGCCTGAAGGCACACCCCCGGTGTGTCAGAACTGTGTCTTTCATCGAAAGCGCCTCGTCCCGGAATTCGCCGGATCAAAGGACACTGCTTATGTCGTCGTTTGCCGTCGGTACCCAACTGAGCAGCCGACTACTCGGTTCCACTGGTGCGGTGAGCATCGCTACCGTGAGAACACCGAGCATTTCAAAGGCCCGTAACGAAGGAGACTGATATGTTCCCTGCTGCATTGCTGCTGACTGACGAAGAAAAGCAAGCCATTCGCAAGTGGGTGGATGCTGTGAATGAAGACTACAAAGCGCGCACTGGCAAGCGAGAGAATGTCCGTGCCATCATCGGCTTGACAGAAGAAGATTGCTGCGGCGCCTCTCCCGTCACCTTCCGTGTTTCTGCCTCCGGCATCGGGGACTGTAAGTCTGCCATGTATAGGCGGCGTGTCCTTACCTTTGGGTACGACGACGACGGAACGTTCTTCGCTGAAGTCGTTTGATATTGTGCTCTTTATCGATGACAAAGTCATTGAGTGTTTCACCAAATTCGGTGGAGCGCAGGTGACCGTACCAGAGCAACAGGTCGAGAAGGCTGAGGCTGAGTTCAAAAGCCTTGGTCTGACTTGGGTACGCAAAAACTCCATCCACCCAGGTATCTACATGTACTGCGTCGGGGAAAACAAAACCGACCTAGGTAAATACTTGTGTGGAATGTAATTCGAATCTGCGCACGCCCCTGCCTCCCGGTTGTGCGCTGCTAGCACCCCTGTCTGCACTAGTGAGTCGCGGAAGCTCTCTGGTGTGGACAGGGGCTTTTCTATTTGTATAGGTTACAAGGACAAAATCATGAAAGACTTCTCTGAATTCGAACCCAACAAGACCTACACCTTGGAGACCAGTCCGGGCAATGTGTACGAATGCATCGGTCATATCTCCGACGGCACGGTGGTTATGCACCTTTTTGGTACAAGTAAGACGCCGAGCAATATCCGTTTCGTCGTCGATCCCAAACGTTGGCACAAGACATCCGACGGCGTCACCAAGGCTCTCCAGAGGGCCCTTTTTTGGCCCGACTGGTTAGCCCACTCACTCGCCTGCGCAGAAATGGAGTCCCGGAAGGAGACGAAAGGGCTAGAAGACTTCGTTGCCCGCATCACCGCTGCTGTTACTGCGGCTGTCCTCAAGGAATTCACAAAGGAGTGACTCATGCCTGTTCTTCTCAAATCGAATGAATACTGGGGCCGCCGCTTTGGTGGTTTCTCGTGGAGTGTGCCGAAAGGCCACGACCGTCCGTTTGGATTGGCGTTGTTCCAAAAGAAATGGGGCAACGGCAGCCAAAACAGCGCCACTCGTGGACGAACCAAGTCCCGTGTCAGGCAGAACAACCGCAACCCCCTGGTAAGGGTCTACTGATACCACAACCCAAAAGGATCGCATCATGAACCGAGTTACATTCTTCGTTTTCGCATCCGACGACACCGGCAAGGTCGATACCCACTTCGGGGCGCGTGTCTCGCTCCTCGTTGAAGACAGCGGGGACACTCCACCGTTTGTCCTCGGCATCAGGAAGCTTCGTACCCTGTGCGGGAACGATGTCCAATTCCTTTTGCTTGACCCCGTGCCTTCCGAGGAGACCGACGATGGTGAAGTCCACTCCGACATCGAAGCCGTCGCCGCCTAGCATTCCAGTTCGAGCACCACAAATCGAATTTGTCTCTTATGACACCTTCGATCAAGCGTGGTGGCTGTGGTGGTATGACCGCCTTTCTCACGAGATGTCTGAAAGCGACCTCCCTGATCTTATTGCCCTAGCAGCTTGGATCAAAGACGACAAGCTCTGGCGAATCCGTCTCACCCTCCCCCTTGAGGATGACGACATCTAATCGGCATTGACAAGTGTCACAATCTGTGATAAAATAACTTATCAGTGCCCAGTGGTAAACCCCATGATGATAGGAATAACATGGTTCTCGTTCTTTCCCATAGCACCTACTCCTGCTCGTGCAAAATCCTCTCTGGCTTCTCCGGGACTGCACCTGACTGGCGGACGTTCATCAAAGGCCTCAGCCGTGCTGTCAACGCCTACAACCAGCAGCAGGCTCACTACAACCACCCCGGCCTCGAAATTGAGTCCCTCATCCAAGGTGAGGCGATCAGCACTCAAAAGCCGGCTGTGGACGCCCTGATCAAGTTCGGCTTCAGCGTCATCGGCCCGATTACATACCCGAAGTACAGCCACCAGGCGTATGGCATTCAGATCGCCGTTCCCGACTTCCTCAAAAAGCTCGAAGGATACGAGCGCGAAATCCTCGCTGAGGAAGACGCGGAAAAGGCCAAGCAGGCTGTTGTGAAGGAGGCTGAAGCCTTGGCAGCCCAAGTTCCCCGACCCAAGCTCAAAAAGAGGGTCTCCAAATTTCGGGAACGTCAACTCGATGACGATATTCCCTTCTAACTCTAGAAAAGGATACAATATGACTACCTCTTCCAACCAGTCTCACTTCGTGTTTGTCTATGGCACTCTCATGGGCATGCGGGATGGGACGTTGATTGGCAAGGCCAAGACACTGGTACCAACACTGATGTATGGTGGTGGTTTTCCCGTCGTGGTCTCGCCGTCCTCGATTCAGGACGTTGTCACCATGTACGGTGCCAAATCCAACTACAAGGGTTACGTCGTCGGTGAACTCCATGTCGTTGACGACACCGCGATGAAACGCCTCGATGCTTACGAGGGTGCTCCGAATTTTTACGACCGTGAGCAGATCGAAGTCGAGGTCTTCGAGTACGCAAGCGAGGGTTTTCCAAGTAATACTGACACTCACACTGTCATGGCATGGATCTACACCGGCCGAGATGTCCTGAAGACGATTCCCCGTCGTCAGCAGATCGTTCCCTCCCCTGAGGGCACGGTATCTTGGAGTCGCAACTAATGTGCGGAATTTGCGGGGTTTACGCCCTGTCTTGCGGTACACCCGAGCAGAAAGTCTTCAAGAGTTTGCTGCTACTCAACGTCTGGCGGGGTGAACACTCTACCGGCGTCGTTCACATCGAGTCCAAAGGAGGCGCCTACCGGTATCGCTCTCAGCGGACCACAGCTCCCAGTCCAAGCTACATCTACTCCAAGCTCGGCCAGGACTTCCTCGACCACAACACGAAGGGTTCTCGTACCATTGGCTACATCGGTCATACCCGGTCGGCTACGAAAGGTTCGATCACTGTCAAGAACGCTCATCCGTTCAGCTTTCCGAATGTCGTCGGCGTCCACAACGGCACGATTACGAAGGCGTTCAAGGGCAGCAAGGACTTTGAGACAGACAGTGAAGCGTTGTATGCGCTGATCAACGAACTCGGTCTCGAAGGCGCCTTGAACGAAGTCGCTGGTTACGACACGACGTACGCCCTGTGCTTCGTCGACAAGGCCGAGAACACTCTGAACTTCATACGCAACAGCAAGCGTCCGTTGCACTTTACGTACGCCTACAATCAGACGACGTTAATCTGGTCTTCGACCAAGGAGATGTTGGAGATGGCTGTTGACAGGAGCATGAACGTTCAGAACAAGGGGTGGAAAGGCGACGACAAAGACAGGGTCTTCACTCTTGAAGAGAATACGCTGTTGTCCTTCAAGATCGGAGCCTCCCCCGAAACTGCGGAATTGACAAAGATTCCGGTAAAGACGGTGGTGTCGACCGTCTCGCGCCCTTTGGTCGTCTCCGCAGGTTATGGTGGCACTGGCTACGGTAGGATGGACTACAGTGGCATGGGTGATATCTACGGCGACGACGATGCCTTGCCAGACTCCTATGATCATTACGTAGCCGGTACTGTCATCTGTCCTGATGGCAGGTTTCGTACTTCTTACGAAAAGCGCAAGTGGGAGAAGGAAGAGGCTGCTAAGAGTGATGCGCTCAAACGAGCAGAGGCAGCTTTCAAACCCAAGGCGGCTCAGCCGGGGGAGTACGCAGGCCACCGTCAACACCATTCGACAGATGGCCTCAGGGCATTGGCTTGGCTGAAAGACGACGTCGATTCCTCGCCTCCGGTGAACACAGAGGCAGCGAATGACGCTCCAGAGAGCATTCCAACAAAGCATCAGCTCATTCCACTGTACGGCACCGAACCAGTGACTGCTGCTGAGCTCGCGTTCAAGCTCTCCACCGGTTGCATGTGCTGTGGCACTATCGTTGATCCGAGCGATGTCAAGGAAGTCGAGCGGACAAAGTGGTGGAACCGCGATTATTACGCTTGCGGTGACTGCTATGACAATTCCGATGGTGACTGGGTCCGGTGCACAATGGACGACGAGTCTTGGGGAGATGTCTCCAAGGTTGTGCAAGGCGGCAAGGTCGTCACAATTAACTAACCTGACTAACAAAATGAAAGAGAGACATGTCTAAATCTTCTCAATACCCTGGCAGGGAAATCCTAGAGTACGTCGATGACATCGACAGCGGGTTCAAAGCCCTTCGAAGATTCGCCTCAACGCCGCACGGGACGTCATTTGCATTCTTGATGCAGGACGGCGACAAACTCGAATACGTTGCCCGTATGAGTCAGCCGTGCTACGGTGAGATGCGACCTTACGGCGAAGGCACGCTTCCAGCGAATGCCGCCGATATCAGCAAGCCCCGCGACCTCCACTGGCCATTCCCAGACGGGAATCCCTTGGCTGTTGCCCTTCCTCTCGTCGGGCAATACTCGAAAGACACTTCAAAGCCCGAAATCCACAATGCCTTTATCGAGGCTGCTATCGGGCCGCTGTCTCCTTGGCGGAATGCATGTCGTGATGTCATCACCGTCTCAAACGACAATGGGCTGATCACCGGGCTGATCTTTCAAGACACCCATGTTGAGCCGACGGTTCTCGTGTCGTTGTTCATGAACCTTCGTCGCTCGTCGACCTACGCGGGAGAGAGCTTCGCTGAGTTCAAGAAGATCGATGGCATTACCGAGCAAGAAGCCTTTGTCATGGCGTGGTATGCGAAAGTCTTGCCCGCCAGCGATTGGCGAACGGAGGGAGTGTACTCAGTTGGAAACGACTACTACTTGAGCAGCCGAGCTGATGTTCGCCGGCTGTTCGACGGTAACCCCCTCGATCTCACCGGTGGAACACTCTTTGACCGGTACGCCTATGATCGCCCCGAACTCGGGAACATCTTTGGCAAGTCCGGGCCGCCGCTTTTGGCGACCAAGATTTGGAGGGCAGCGACCCCATACGACCCTGCCCCGGTCAAGAAACTCCCTGTAATCCTGTCTTGGCTTCGTTCCGAACGGGACAAGCCCGAGGCTGTTGATGTTGCTGTCGCTGTCGCCAACTAACGTTAACGTTGAGGAAAAAATGATCAAATATACGATTGGGTGTGATCCCGAGCTCTTTCTGATGGACCAAGCAGGGAAGTTCGTGTCCGCTCACGACTATCTACCGGGCTCGAAGTTTGCCCCGTTCCCTGTGCAATCGGGTGCGGTGCAAGTCGACGGTGTCTCTGCGGAATTCAACATCAACCCTGCCGATAATGTCGAGGACTTCCTTGCGAATATCAAGACTGTCCTCATCGAGATGACCAACAAAGTCCATGAGAAGGCACCGGACCTCTCTCTTCGTGTCATCCCGACAGCTGTCTTCGACAAGGATTACTTCTCGACCTTGCCACCCGAGGCTCTTGTCTTCGGCTGTGACCCGGATTACAATGCGTATACGCATAAAGTCCAGGAGTTCAAGCCTACGGAAGAGCCCTTCAGGACCGGTGCGGGGCATATCCACATTGGCTGGATCGATGGCAATGTCGACCAAGACCCCCTCGACGAGAGCCACTTCTTCGACTGTTGTCAAACGGTGAAGGGACTCGATACGGTCCTCTATCCGATGTCTCTGCTGTGGGATGACGACACCAAGAGAAGGACGCTGTATGGAAAGATCGGGTCATTCCGTCCGAAGAAGTACGGTGTTGAATATCGCCCGTTGTCGAATGCGTTTATCGCTGATCCTGATCTTCAGCGTTGGGTATTCAATGCGACTTGTCGGACGATGAAACTCCTTGACGACGACTACAAGTTGTGGTCTTGGAGGTACCCGATCTTTGTCACCAACCGTGTCCTCAATGACGAGCCGTTGACCCGAGCTGAACTCCTCCACTACCATGACTTCCTCGTTGGTGAGTGGAATATTGACCCTCTTCCCGAGGACTACTTGAAGGCAGCATAATGGCTAGACTCAAACCACTGCGTTACGAAACCATTCAAGACGTCGACATGCGGCTTGTCGGTGGGTTTGTCCGATTCCAAGGCACGGCGTTCTATTGTCACAGTGCAACTCCGGACTTGCTCGTCCGACTGATTGATGTCTCTCAGCCTGAGGCGTCCATAGAAAGTTCTGCGTTGCTCGTTCACTCATCAGATGAAGAGCTGGATATCTCTTCGCCACCGCTAGGCTGGTGCATGACACGTTCCGGGCCTATGTACCTGATGCGCAGTCCGAAGCGTTCGCAGAAGCAGAGCGTCAACCCAAAGTCTTTGCAGATATTCACCCCAAACAAAGACAGGGCCGACTATCGTGGACTTACCTCTGGCTACCGTTACGATCACTGGAGAGACCTCCTTCCGGTAAAGAAGTGTATCGAAGGTGTGTACCCCCCAATCGAGGAAGTCCTGAAAAAGGGCATCGGCTCTTTCGACAGGAACTGGATGCTTGTCGGCTCAACGAGCGACCGCGTCAGCACGCTGTATCATAAGTTCGTGCCGGTTGGGTCGTTCTTATCCGATAAAAACGCCTTTGTCTTTGCGGCAGGGGCCTTGACAAAAACCCGGAGGGCCTCACTTGAAGGCTTCTTGGGTGAATACCTAGGAGTGATCAGTGTATACGAACAGCCTTGACTCAACCCTTGCCGAGTTTCGAGCGGAGTATACCAGTAGGACCCCAGGTCCTGCCGGCGATGTCGGCATCGAGCTTGAGCTAGAGGGCAGACTCTCCGCACCGTCGGACAAATCCCTTTGGGAAGTCAAAGGGGAGAACTCCCTGCGTAAAGGTGGGTTGGAGTTTGTCCTTAAGAAGCCCGTCCTGATGGCTGGACTCGCAAAGGCTCTACAAGAGCTGTCTGACGAAGTCTTGTCGAAGTCCACACCTATGTTGTCAATCAGATGTAGCACGCATATGCACGTCAATGTCTTGAAGCTTCGGGCTCGGGATATCGTGTCGGCGTTGTTCGGATACTACCTCATCGAAGAGGTCCTTCTTGCGACACAGTCGCCTAACCGACGTGGTAACCTCTTCTGTCTCCGTATGTCGGATGCGGAGGAAATCGCTGCGGCGCTGATGGCTGCGATTCAAAGTAACGGGCTGTTTTCGTCCTTTGGTCTTGACCAGTATAAGTACGCCGCACTGAACTTGGCATCAATGTCTCGCTTTGGTAGCCTCGAATTTCGCTTCCTCGATCCGATTGTTGACACCATCCTTCTTGAGGTGTGGGCTAGGCTGTTCTACAATCTGATTCAGAATGCGTCGAAGATGACACCAAAGGACTTGCTGGCAGCGTATGACGCCCTCCCGGTGTACTCCTTCCTCGACCGACTTCTCGGCGACTCCTCTGATTTCTTGAAGTCGCAGTTCTCGTCCGCTGATCTCAACCGGATGATGCACACGAATTACGATATCCTCTGTGATCTCTCACGTATTTTCGAAGCGCAAAGAAAGTTTGAGATGCCAGAGCAGTTTTGGTATGAAGACGTCGAGGATGGAGCGTTTGTGACTCTCACGTACAAAAAGCGGATGAAGCCAATACCCCATCCAGAATGGGGGACGGTGAACTTCGGTGATCTTATTATGCCTGATGCGGTGTTAAATGCTCTACAAACACCGGCGTTCCCCGAGCCCCCAGTGCTGGACGATAGTAACTTCTAGGAGAATCCATGACAACGAACATGACTACCAGTGATCTGACTATTTTCTTCCCTTATAACCAATCTGGGAAGTCTGCGAGAGCGCTGGCTAAACGAATGAAGAACGTGGTCCCTTCCTCACGAGTAGTCGACCACTTACTAAAACGGGACGGAGAGCTCGGTGGTGGTACGCACCCCCTCCCGGGAAAGATTATCAACTGGGGCCACAGAGGTATTAACGACCAGCTCGCCTTTTTCCTCCAGCACGGGTTGGCGGTTATTAACCGCCCGCAGAGTGTCGCCGGTGTCTCAAATAAGCTTGCGTTCTTCAACCTTGCACAAGCGGCAACCGACGGTCCACGTATCCCCGTCTTTACAAACGACCTCGCACAAGCGACGGCTTGGCTGTCCGATGGCATCACCGTCATGGGGCGGAGTACCCACGGCTCTTGCGGGAAGGACATTGCCTTCTTTAACGAAGCCCCTGACCGGTTTAACGCCTCAGAATTCTGGGTGCAGTACAAGCTCAAGAAGGATGAGTACCGCATCCACATCATGAACGGTAAGGTCATCTCTCAGCAGAAGAAAGCGCTTCGAAAGACTGATGCTGAGGGCAACCCAATCGACAAGGCTAACGTCGACTTCAAGATTCGCAACCTCAGAAATGGATTCATCTTCCAACGGCTTGGGCTTTCTATTCCAGCGGATGTCGTGATACAGGCGTTGAAAGCCATGGCTATCTCCGGCTTGGATTTTGGAGCTGTCGATGTCATCTACAATCAGCACGAGGACAGAGCGTATGTCCTTGAAATTAACACAGCACCGGGCCTCGAAGGTACGACGCTTGAGGATTACCTCACTGCCTTCAAGGAAAACTACGGTATCGCACACACTGTGAAACGAGTGGTGAAGGACGCAGAAGCCCCAGCCATCGGAGTCACAACCTAGGAGGAACATGCCCCGCTGTATTATCTGTGACTATTGTTCGGAATTTGATGAATCAGACAAGCCCCGAGCATTTAACTGGGATGAAAAAGAACATGGCTACATCTGCAAAAAGTGTAAAGACGCCATCTCCTTCGCCCTCGACGACTTCCTCATCAGTGACTTCCTCAGCGAAGACCCCGAAGGGTTGGGCAGCGATGAGTTTCTGGAGGTCACCGGCATGGACAGACCTTCGGGCTAAACTCTCGGGGCCGAAGACGGTCCCAGACAAGCAGCTCATCTTTCGTCCCATGATCGAAACCCGGCTGGAGAAGACGAAGTGCGTCATTCTCTATGACAAGGCGTATACACAACGGCTGAACGCTGACGGTCTTGCCCTGTCAGTCCCTCGTGGCGCCAAAGATCACATCCCGATTTCTACCCGTGATCTCCTCGACGAGTACACAGACGACGTAGGAAACTATCCGAAGTATGCCTCCCTCTCTCGTTGGGCACAGAATGGTGTCTTCCTCTGGAATGTCATAGCTGCACGCTCGGATCGGACCTTGACAAGGGGAACGGACGTTGGTTGGGTGCTTCTGGCTAAGGAGATTCTAGAGACGGCGTATCTCTACGATGAAAAGATCGTCTTCGTCCTCTGGGACCCTCTTCCTGCGATCCTTGTCAAAGGTGTGCTCCCAAAGGAGGCGTTGGTGATTCGTACCCCAGGCCCCGGCTTTACGGGGTTTTGGGGCAGCCGCCCATTCTCTGAAGTCAACAGGTTACGGAAGACCGTCGATGCGTCGCCTGTTAACTGGAGGTTGAAATGAACAAAGCAAAGACGCACATGCTGTCATACCAGCAGTTCGTTTGTGATGGACAGGTGTTTAACGGACTTTCCTCGCTTGACCAGGCGTATGACTTCGCCAAGCGACGATCGTCCTTCGGGCACGATACACGGATGAAACACCTCCATGCGTACATCATCGAGGGGAAGAAGGAAATCCGCTGGTTCAACAAAGGTGTTGCATTATTTAAATGGGGGATTATGCATCAGGCATCGGGTTCACTTCAGACCCTGCCCCGACTTCGAGTGAACTCACTAGTAGGTAGCATCACCCCTGGGCACTGATAAGATATTTTATCATAAATAAGAGAGGCTGTCAAGGCCCATGTTCGATAGAGAAGATTGGTTTGATCTAAGCGACGCTTGGGTCATGGATATTGAGACCGATGGCATTATCAATCCGACGGCACTTCATTGTGCCGTGGCGAAGAACATAGATACAGGAGAAATCCGTGAATTCATTCAGCCGCTGGCTTCGCCGAATAAGCGGGCGTCTTTTCTGGCTTTTCTCAACAAGCCCCGCCGTGTATTTATTGGGCATAATTTTCTTAATTACGATATTCGTGCTCTTAGGCGTCTTGATAAAGGTGTTTCTGTATCTGACAACTTCATTCTTGACACCCTTGTTCTGTCTCGGCTGTTCAACTATGGTCTGAGGGGTGGCCATAGCTTGGAGGCGTGGGGTATTCGGATTGGTTCTCACAAGCAGCATGCTGATATGACGGACTTCTCGACATTCACGCCAGCGATGCTTGAACGGTGCAGGTCTGATGTCGAGGTCAATGCTGCGATCTTCTTTACTCGGTTCAAGCGGTTCTGCGATGACCCGGCGTGGCACGATTCAATTCTCTTGGAGCACTTCGTGGCTTCGATTACGGTCGAGATGCACGACAATGGCTTTCCCTTTGCTACGGCGGCCGCTGAAGAGCTTTACGCAGAATTGGCTACTAGGGTAGCCGAGATCGATAAACTCCTGCTGGTGGGCTTCCCACCGCGTTGTAGGCCTATAAAAGACCTCACCCCTCGGTTGACACAGAAAGGAACGCTGAATGCACAGGATTTTCGATGGTGGAAGGGTTCGGAAGCCATCGGTATCGCATCGAATGATCTATCCGTTTTCACCGGAGGGCCATTTACCGTCATTGAGTATGAAGAGTTCAATGCCGGTAGTCCCAGTCAGATCGTGGAGAGGATGAATGAATTTGGATGGAAGCCTACCGAGAAAACCAAGGGACACATCGCGGCGCTTAAGGACAAGTCTACGCCAAAGGCGCGCCTTGAAGAGTATTCTCGAACCGGGTGGAGAGTCTGTGAAGAAAACCTCAAAACCCTCCCAGACTCAGCCCCTGAAGCGGCCCACAGGCTCGCAGAGCGCCTCACGCTTGCCTCTCGACTATCTGATCTTGACGAGTGGCTCGCCCTTGTCGGAGAAGACGGCCGTATTCACGGGTCGTTTCAACCTATTGGCGCGTGGACTCATCGCCTTAGCCACGCTCGCCCAAATCTGGCGAACATTCCTGTAGCGAAGCCGTCGGAGAAAGACAGCGCCTTCCAGAAGTACATCAATGAGATCAATTCTCGGATGCGTGCTCTCTTCGAAGCACCACCGGGTTGGCGACTGATCGGCACTGATGCTGACGGCATTCAAATGCGAATCTTTGCCCACCTCGTTAACGACCCGCGATTGATCGATGCTATCGTTCACGGGGATAAGAAGAAGGGCACGGATATCCATAGTCTGCACAGGTCGCTGTTAGGTGACGTCTGCAAGTCGAGAGACACAGCGAAGACGTTCATCTACGCTTGGCTGCTGGGTGCCGGTTTTGGGAAGGTCGCCGAGATTCTTGAGTGCGCTTTTAATGAAGCCAAGACAGCAGTCGGACGGTTTATTGATGCGTACCCCGGCCTTGCGACATTGAAGAAAAAGAAAATCCCTGAAGACGCTGCCAACGGGTTCTTCGTAGGGTTAGACGGCAGGAAGGTCATGTGTGACGATGCGCATCTGATGCTGGCTGGTTATCTCCAGAATGGGGAGAAAGTCATTATGGCTCGCGCGCTGAGGACATGGTATAAACGGCTCCGGTCTGAGGGCATCGTCTTTCAGCTTGTCAACTGGGTTCACGACGAGTGGCAGACACTCGTGCATGATCTTCGTGCAGTCGTCGATTACACGAAATCTGTTCAATGTGAATCCTTTGTCATCGTCGGAGAACAACTCAACATGAACCTCCCTCTTGCTGGAGACAGCAAGGACGGATATACGTGGAAGGAAACACATTGATGCTGTATGATCCACCTAGTGGTTGGCGATACTACCCCTTGACGGGCCGTCATTTTTATGATATTCTATTTATATAGGAGTTTGAAAGGCGAGCCAACAGTGCCAATGAAAATTTCTAGGTACGCCTATGACGACGATCTTAATTTGGCTGAGGCGTTCAGGAAACTCGAAAGTCTAAAATATAGCCACAAGGCTATGACTTCTTTTGCCAAATCCAGTCCGTATAGCAAAACAAGGGAGGACATAAAAAGGCATCTAATTTCCCGCTGCCGTTATCGCGCAAAGAAGAAGGGACTTCCTTTTAGTATAACAACTCGCGATATCACCTACCCCACTGTGTGCCCTGTCCTCGGCGTCCCTCTTGATGGACGTGATCGTGATCATTTTCCAAGCATCGATAGAGTCAAACCAGAGCTTGGATACGTAAAGGGTAATGTAAATGTAATCAGCCAAAGGGCAAATCGAATTAAGAGCGATGCCACTAAAGTAGAGATATTTAAGATTTATCGGTATATGGTAGAGCATGAACGTTCCCAAAAGAAGGAATGAAAAATGACAGACGAAAAGACTGCACCTGACATTGAACCTGAAACCACAGTTATCCCGTATTTTTTTGCTTTCACATTTAAAGCCGGCGGGATTGTAAACTCAGACATGGATGAGGCCGCACTACGCTCTCGCCTTGCCCACGACCTGACAGAGGTCTACGGTGAAGAGGGTTTTGAAATCACCGAAGTTCGCCCTGCGACCGAAGAAGAACTCATCGCTGTTGCGAACTACCTTCGCATGGACAATGAAGAACAAGAAGTTCCGACTATTCAGTAACTGTCTCGCGACAGTAGTCAAAGGAAACGACAAGAAATGGCAAATTCTGTACTATACCTTTCAGGTGTAATCTACTGGGCCAAGGTTGATAAGCCGGACCCGAAGTACGGTAACTACACCCTCGATCTCTTTCTCGACGATGAGTCGATGCAGAAATTCAAGCTCTCGGGCTTGGGCCTGAAAATTCGCCCTGCAAAGGATGGTGAAGGTGAGTTTATTAAGCTTCGTCGTGCTCAGGACAAGATTTACAACGGCTCCAAGAAGGACCTCGGCCCCCCTGCTCTGAAGATTCAGGACGGTGTCGATGACGCTGGTGAGCCTATCTTCGTCGACTTGGGTGATCGTAAGATCGGTAACGGATCAACTGGCATTTGTAAAATCCGGGTCTACGATACTGACAAGGGCAAGGGCCACGAACTCCTCGCCGTCGCCGTGACGAGTCTTATCGAGTACGAACCAATGGAAGGTGAGGGAGAATATGCCTTCTGACAAAGATATCTCGACACTAGTCGAAGACATCTATGCTGTCATGAAGAGTGGTTCAGAGGTTACCGAAGCGCAGGCGACTGCCTTCGGGGCCTCTGTGGCCAAGGTGGTGGCAGAAAAGCTATCTCCAGACGGGAGAAAAGTAGGGACATATCTCCGTCCGAGTAATATCGGGGAGAAATGCGACCGTAAGCTTTGGTTCTCGGTCAACCGACCAGAAGCTGGTGAGCCGTTGGATGGGCCAACGTACCTGAAGTTTCTGATCGGCGATCTGTGGGAAGCTGTGCTGCTATTTCTCGCCGAGCTGTCCGGGCATTCAGTCACCGGGCAGCAAGACGAGATCACGGTGGCTGGTGTAACTGGTCACAGAGACGGTGTAATCGATGGCGTGCTCGTAGATGCCAAGTCTGCCGCACCGTACTCATTCGACAAGTTCGCCAGCCACCTGACACCAGACGTCGATGCATTCGGCTACATTCCTCAGATTAATTTCTATCTCGAAGGGTCTAAGGATGACCCGCTGGTAAGGAGGAAGGATTTCGCAGCTTTTCTCGTTGGGGACAAGACACATGGCAAGCTCACTCTAGACTTCCACACGAAGGCTGGTTTTGACTATCCAGCTATCGTGCAAGCCAAGACTGAGATGCTGGTTCGGACGAAGATGCCATCTCGTGGCTACCAAGACGAGGACTTCGGTAAGTCTGGTAATCGGAAGCTCGGTATCAATTGTAGCTACTGCCAGTTCAAACACTCGTGCTGGCCGGGTCTGAGGACTTTTCTGTACAGTACCGGTCCTGTCTACCTGACAGAAGTCACGCGTGAACCTAACGTCTATGAGGTAAAAGATGACTGACATCTGGGTGATTTCGGATACCCACTTTAACCACGGAAACATCATCAAGTACTGTGATCGCCCGTATACCTCTACTACAGAGATGGACTGGGATATGGTGAGTAAGTGGAACTCCGTTGTAAAGCCGGGCGACAAAGTCTACCATCTCGGTGATGTCTACATGAAGGCAAGTAACGGTTACATCGACAATGTCCTTTCCTCATTGAATGGGCAGAAGAGGCTGATCCTCGGCAATCACGACAATGGTGCCGATCAAATCCTGCTGAAGCACTTTAAGAAGATTTATCTCTGGCGGCACTTTAAGGAATTTGGCCTTCATCTAAGCCACGTCCCGCTTCGTCGAGAGAGCATTTTCACGGATTGTGTCAACATCCACGGGCATACGCATGACCAAGGCTCTCCAGAAGGGCCTTACCGGAGTGTGTGTGTCGAACTAATCGACTACACTCCTGTAAATATCGAAGAGTTGAGGGTCCGGTGATGAAAGATGATGATTTTCTTTGGATTGTTCTGATTGCTGTTATCGTTCTCCTGTTGTTCGCATGACACCAGATGACAAAAAACGCGATGCATACTACCGACGAAGATACGGCATTACGCTTGAACAGTATGACCAATTACGTAGACGTCAGAAATACTGTTGCAAAGTTTGTGGACGACATGAGTCGTCTTTCTCCGTGCGACTTGCAGTCGATCATGATCACAAGACGGGGGAAATCAGAGGACTTCTCTGTACTTATTGCAATAAGTTCGTTATCGGACGGCACACTGACGGCCTACTCTTGCGGCGTGCAGGTACGTACTTACTAAATTCGCATACTGGCTGGTTCGTCCCGCCCAAGAAAAACAAGAAAAGGAAGCGGACATGAAATATCACTTTATTGCCACAGACGAGCAGCTTCATGTTGTTTATGAAGGGCTGGTTCCGTACGCCGCTGATATTGAAGAAGCCACGTATTTTGCAGAAGACACTCTTTTAACGCATTGTGTTCGGTACTGCTCTATTTGGGTTCAGGAGGCGCACTAATGACAACCCATCTCATTATTCCTGATCCCCACGCGCATCCCGACCATTCCAATGAACGTGCGGATTACCTCGGTAAGCTCATTCTAGACATTCGCCCTGATGTCGTTATTAACATGGGCGATATGTTCGATATGCCATCTCTGTCCGGCTACGACAAAGGAAAGGCGTCGTTTCATGGAAGGAACTATAAGAAAGACATCGCTGCTGGGCTTGATTTTGATGAGCGGATGTGGGGGCCTATTCGTAGGGCTAAGAAACGGCGTCCTCGGGCTGTCTTTATCGAAGGGAACCACGAAGAACGGCAAAGGCGTATGCTTGAATATTCACCGGAATTTGATGGGGCCGTGTCCTTCAATGACTTCGATTTGGATCGTAATTACCAAGACATCGTACGGTATACCGGCGGTACGCCTGGTAGTATTGAGATTGACGGGATCATCTATGCCCACTATGCAATCTCAGGTGTTATGGGACGGCCAATTTCCGGAGAACACCCCGCGTACTCCCTCCTGACAAAACAGTTCCAGTCTGTCACCGTAGGTCACCTTCATGTCCTTGATTATTGCACTAGGACCGATATGCTGGGCAAGCGTATGCACGGATTGATCTCTGGTGTATACATGGATTACGACGCAGATTGGGCCGGTCATGAAATCTGTAAGATGTGGAACCGTGGCGTTGTTATCAAGAAGAACGTCGAGAACGGGGACTATGATCTTGAGTGGGTGTCTCTCGCTCGCCTCAAGAAAGAATATGGTGGTGAATGATGTTTGGCGACACCGACAGGTATGAGGACATGGCTGAGCAGCTTCTGGAGGACATCGACTTTCTCGACATCCTAGAAATGAACAATCTCACCGAGCTTGAAGTCCTCGCTTTCCTCATCCAAGAAGGTATGATTAAATACCCGGAGTTATGAATGACTAGAATTTGGGCACAGGACCGACAAGACTATAAAGAAAAAGTTCGTGCAAAGCGACAACGAAACCGTGTGTTCAAAGACCTCAGAGTTAACGGCCCTAAACCTCGAAGGATCGAGGGGAAGAAGCCCGAGCCTACTGAGGTAACTGTACGGGACTGGGATCGATGGGATAATGCGTAAGCACCATCCCCTGTGGTATTCCACAGTTGTCATCATCGTAATCCTAGTCCCGTTCATTTTAATTAGAATAGGGAATTGACATGGCAAGAGATTACAAGAAAGAATACCAAGAATACCATGCCAAGCCAGAGCAGAAGAAGCGGAGGGCACAACGGAATAAGGCCCGTCGGGAGGCTGCTCGTGCTGGTAGAGTGAAGAAGGGTGATGGCAAAGAAGTCGATCACGCTGGCTCTAATCGAAAGGGGCCACTAGGCAAGAAGACACGCGTTGTGTCAAAGAAAGAAAACAGATCGCGCCAACCGAAGCGTGACGGAAGTCAAGATTAGGAGACACCATTTGTTTAAGAAACTGATATCAAAGTTGCGTGACTATGATCCGACGAAGCTTTTGCTAGTCTCGGCTGTTGTTGCAGGGAGTCTGCTTGGGCTTTTTCTTGCTTACGGTTTTGATAGTGTGGGCAAAGAAACTATTTTCACCAACCCTGGTGGCTCAATCTGGGAGTACCTCGAAAGGTACGAAAAGGAAGCCGAGAAGGGGGCATCTTACCGCCTACACGGTGACTGTTTCTCGGCATGTACGTTTGTCCTATTGAAAACAGACCTCGATAAGATTTGTGACGATGGTGGTACATTCTGGTTCCACGGTGTATACCGCCCCCTTGGTTTTGATACTGCCATGACAACGTGGGTATTCCAGAAGTACCCGAAGGTCGTCCAAGACGAGCTGAAGAAGCGTGGCTTCGATGGCACGACGGACGTCGACAGGACGGTTTATCCCATCGGTCTCATTCCTCTGACCGGCAAAGACTTGAACCTCGGGAGCTGCTGATGGCCAATACCCTCGCTAAGGTCCCTACGGACGCCAAGGAGCGGAAGAACCGACCAGTGGCTACTGGGGTAGTCGACTACTTCCCGGACGCGCTTCTTGCCGTCGCAGAGGTCAGCAAAGCCGGGAATGATCAACACAACCCCGGAGAGCCACTACACTGGGCTCGGGAGAAATCCACGGATGAGGCCGATGCGTTGATGCGACACTTCATTGACAGAGGTAAGTTCGACACAGATGGACTGCGGCACTCAGCAAAAATGGTTTGGCGGGCTCTCGCCCTCCTTCAGAAAGAGATTGAAAATGAAGATAGCGCTTGACTTTGATAACACGTTTACTCTTGATCCCGCTTTTTGGTTCGAGTTTATAGAGCTATGTCGGGTGTTCAATGTCGAGGTCTTCATCGTGACTGTTAGGGACAGTGCCTTTGATCGGTGTGAGCTTCTTGATGAGGTCGCAAAACAGGTTGATGTCTACTACACGGACGGTGTCGCAAAGAAGTGGTGGATGACGCACTTTGCCATGTCCGAGCATCGCACGCCTGACATCTGGATTGACGACAAACCGGAGAGCGTACTTTCAAATTCGCCAGCCACACCAGAGTTTCTTGCGTTGTGGCGTTCATCCGGAGCGAATAAAATCAAGGCAGCATGATGAGCGCTTGGCTCAAGACTGATCAACCCTGCCCGTGTGGGGAAGGAAATAGCAGTTACGCCGTGGCTAGAGATGGTCACGGCTTCTGCTTTAAGTGCGGTACGTATTTTGATAATGGTGCACACAAGAAGGCATCGGTGATAATGACAACTCAGAACATTCCCGGCAAAGTCCGGGGTATTGACCAAGACGTCCTGACTTTCTACAGTGTCAAGGGTCGCTTTGAAAACGACGGGGACCTTTCCGCTGTAGTCTTCCCCATGCCCAACGGACGGGCTCTCATTCGTGATATGCATACGAAGGCATTCGTCTCAGAAGGAGAGGACAACGGCAGTATTTCGTTGTTCGGAAGTGATAAATTTCCGGCTGGCTCTGCCAAGGCGATTACGATCACCGAAGGCTACTTCGACGCGATGTCAGCCTTCCAAATGAACGGGAAGAAGTATCCCGTAGTTGGCGTCCAATCCGCGAGTAGTGCAAAGAGTGAATGCGCGAAGGCGTACGACTACATCAACTCATTCGAGAAGATTTACCTCGCTCTTGATGCTGACATTCCCGGTCAAGAGGCGATGGACAAGATCGCGAGGTTGTTTGACTTCAATAAGGTTTACGTCGTCAAGCTCGACAAGTCCTTGAAGGACGCTAACGCTTATCTCACCGCTGGTAAAGAAGACGCCTTCATACGAGCTTGGTGGGCTAGCCAGCGGTTCCTCCCTGAGGGTATCGTAGGTAGTTATGCTGAATTCGACAGTATCATTGACAATGACAATACGAAGCCTGCAATCCCTTATCCTTGGGAGAGGATGCAGCAGTTGACGTATGGCATCAGGACTGGTGAGGTCGTCCTACTGACCGCCATGGAAGGCATTGGTAAGACCGAGATTCTCCGGGCCTTGGAATACCACATCCTCAAACAGACAAACGATAACATCGGGATCATCCATCTTGAAGAGAACAAAGCAAGGACTTTGAAAGGCATCGTCAACTATGAGATCAAACAACCTGTTCATCTCCCAGATTTTGCCGTTAGTAAAGAAGACCTCAAGAAGCATCTCCGTGTGGCTACAGGGCGTGATGAGCGTGTCCACATCTATAGCCATTTTGGTAGTGATGATCCTGACGTTCTTCTCAGCACTGTTCGGTTTCTTGCTGGTGCTTGCGATTGCAAATACATTTTCTTTGATCATATCACTATGGCTGTAACAGGTCTGCAAGGTGAGGACGAGCGTCGGGCTCTGGATTACATCAGCACTCGACTGGCTATGATGGTCGAAGAATTGGACTTCTCGCTGTTCATGATCTCGCACGTCAATGACGATGGTAAGACACGGGGCAGCAGAAATGTGTCAAAGGTCGCTGATCTTCGTGTTGACCTCTTCCGTGAGCTGACTTCAGAAAATGAAATCGAGAGAAATACGACACTCCTCTCTGTGAGCAAGAATAGGTTCACTGGAAGGACGGGACCTGGTGGTAGGTTGTATTTCAACCCCGAGACGTACGTCCTCGAAGAGCGCTTTGAAGGGGAGACGAGCTTCTGATGAGTAAACTCGTTGGCGTCACTAACGGCACGCTGAAATACAAAGTCACGAGAGAGTCGTACTTAGACGTCCTACGTGCTTTGAACGGGCTAGTCGCGTCTACTCGACGTAAGATGAATTCAGAGATAGAGGTGACCGACTTGTCTGTCGTACAGGATGACGAGGGTGTCACAGCTTTCGTCTCGATTCACGCAAAGGAGAAGATACCAGCATGAAACTCAAGAAGCAGGCACGATACCTTGTGACGTGGCTTGATCATACGACGTACGGTTCTTCGTCTTGGCGTCTAACGAGGACCGTCAAGAAGGAGCTGACACCCATTGAGATACAGACGGTGGGTGTTCTCATCAAAGAGACGAAAGACTACCTCTTGTTGTCGTCAACATTGACAGAAGATGGTGACAGTAGGAATGAAATGCTCGTCTTGAAAGGGACGATTCTGAAAATAGAGAGGTTAGTATGCGAGTCTTAGTCGCTTGTGAGTTCTCTGGCGTTGTGCGTGAAGCGTTCCGCGCTAAGGGTCATAACGCTTGGTCGTGTGACCTCCTCCCTGCTGAAGACGGAAGCCCGTATCACTTCTGCGGTGATGTCTTCACACTCTCGAACACTGCGTACCAGCACTATCCTCATGAATGGGATTTGATGATCGCACACCCGCCGTGCACGTACCTGTGTAACAGCGGTGTGCGTTGGTTGTGGGAAGATACTGATCCGGGATTTTACGTCGGTCCTCGGTGGGGTAAAATGTCTGAAGCGTCGGAATTCTTTTACGCACTGTGGAATGCGAATATCCCTCGTATCGCTATTGAGAACCCGATTCCGCATAAGTATGCCAATCTTCCTCCGTATTCTCAGACTGTCCAGCCGTATCAATTTGGCGATGACGCAAGCAAGAGGACATGCCTATGGTTGAAAAATCTGCAACCCTTATCGATTCCATCGGAAGATACTTGGGTGCAACCACGTATCGTGAACGGGAAGAAACGGTGGGCAAACCAGACGGACAGCGGACAAAACAAACTCGGCCCAAGCCCAACGAGGGGTCTGGACCGAGCAAGGACGTACCAAGGAATAGCGAACGCGATGGCTGAGGCTTGGGGCTAGGCCGGTGGTTTAAGCCCTAGGAACGGGGCTATACTCTCGGTGACTATCTGCCGTTGTTCGACAGGAATGTCTGACAGATGGCCTAGGTTCATAGTGAACCAATTGACCTCATGGCCCTGCTGTTTCAAGAGATCGCCCCAATTTTCACGGACGAATTTCTCTGGGTTAACACCGGGGAGATACGTCCGTATTGCTTTGTCAAAAGACAGGGATAGCGATTTGTCGCTGAATAGCTGCTCTTGGAGCGAATTTAGATTATTCTGGTACCCTACCATAGGGTCAGTGCCTTCTGCCTCTGCACGGGCTCCTGAAGGGCTTGCAGCGGTACTTGGCACGAGGTCGCTGGGGTTTACTGATCGTGTAGTCTGTTGAGTGCCTTGTGTCAGGAGTTTTACACCATCCTTGATCCCGTTGACGTACCAATCTGGACCCGTAGTCCACGGATCGTCAACCCCTGGTTGGTTTCGGTGCCACAATGCGATGCCTCCGGGGATTTCGTCCCCGAAGTTCTTCCCACCATTTCTGAAGTCAATGTGCAGCGTCCCTTTGCCGTCACCAGCTGAGTAACTACCAAGACCTCTGGCCCCTGTAGCGATAGCGACGGCAACGAGCTGCTGCTTCTGGGCATCGGTATAATCAGCGATGTACACGTCTACAGCGCCACCGGAAGAGTGTTGGCTGGTACCAGATCGGGCATCGGGTTGTGTCCCGCCATGCGGTGTAATCCTCAACGGCAAGCCGAATGCTGCGGATATCGCACGCATCTGGGCCTGTGTTTTCGGTTGTGTCGCTAGGAAGTTCCTTGGATCAGCCGCTCCGATGCCACCGGCTGAGCCCGAATCCCACGCGACAACAGAACCAGCCGCTGGAGACTGTCCAGATTTCTTATTTCCGACAATGCTTGGAATGACACTCGTGTATGACTCGGCTGAAGATGCACTCGTTGCCGTCGCAGTATTCAAAGATGACAACCGGGTTACAGCAGGAACACCTTCGAAGTCCAGAGAGTCGAGGACAGAGTTGTACTCGGTGTACTCGGGGGCTCTTTCCTCCGGCGCCACAGTTTCCAGCAACCCAGAGATCGCCTGAGACAACCCGCTCCCTGTGACGTCCTGAGTCTGAGGGCCACCTGAAGGGCCGCCTGGATCATACGAGAAGCCCTCCCTGACTAGGGCCTGCGCAGGTGGAGGACTTCCTGCGGCTTCCGAAGGTGGCGGTGGGGAGACGACACCCTCTTGTCTACCACTAGTCAGGGAAGATTGTTCAGGAGAGTACGGATTTTCTGTATACCCCGGGGTTTCTTTCAACGGTGTAATCGGATTAACGGCCATTGGTGTTCACCTCCGGACGGTTATCCATGATAGGGACAGTCACAGCACCACGACTTTGGAGACTGCCACTCATCAGTGTCCTACCAAGAGACTCGATCATGGCGTCACCAATCGCTTTATTCCTCTTGGCAGACGGATTGAAACCCATCCGCTGGAGGATGATAAAGACCTCTTGAGCGACGTCACCACCGTTCTCTGTAAAGATCGGAGCGACGTTCCTGATCGCAGTATTAAGCCGGCTTCCGATATCACCAGATGCCCCAAAGCCAATTGGAAAATCACCGGGTCCGCCGAAGTGTGTCCCCGGAGGTGTTGCACCATAGTCACTTCCGAGCTTGAACTTAAACGCGAGGTTCTTCGGGTCCCAAGTCACTGTCATGCCTTGCATCACAGGATCGGTGTTGAACCCTTGGAGATCAGTGACGTCTTTCTGGAATAGTGACATAAACGCGCCAGTAACCCAAGACTGGTAGTATTGCCACGCCTCGGTGTCACCAGCGTTCTTCAGGGACAGCATCTGTTGTGTCACTATCGGACTCGTAACTCGACGGAAGTACTCATACTGAGAGCCTTCGTCCATTGTAGCAAGCACTGCCTGAGACGACACAGAGAACATCGCCTTGGCTTTCTGCCCGAGCTGCTCTTGAGGGACATCCCCTGAACGAACGGCATCAACAAGACCAGTCCAACGGTCGATGATGCTGTTGTAGTAGTCGGGTCCTTGACCAGTAGAGACACCTGTGCTGAGCATATCGGTAACCGTCGTAGGTTTGCCTTGGAAAATCTCTGCATCGTGCATGTCGATCAACGCCTTGGCGAGGTCACTTTCGACACCACTGGACAGCCCGAGAAGGGAAGACGACAACGACGGTCCAAGAGTATCCGCCAACGCAGACAACTCACGGATGACTGGATAGCCATCAAGGATTTTCCGCTTGTCTTGAGCCTTCATCGCTTCGAGATACGCCTGTGTACTCTCGACAAGACTGATCGATTTATCACCAGTCAAGCCAGCCTGCATCAGCAAGACAGGGCCTAGGGCGTTCTTAATGACGTCGTCCCGGGTTGAAGTCTCCAAGAGAGCGACATAACTGTGGTTGGGGTCACCATCCCAAGTCTCGTTGTACTTCTGGAGAAGGGCAAGATTGAGGTCGTTCTTGAGTTGTTCAAAGCCCTGTGACAGCGCCACGAGCTCAGTGGCGTCAATGCCTTTGCCACCTATGACACTATTCTGGTACTCGCGGAGTTTCTCTCTGAACTGTTGGAAGTTCTTCCCGACTTGCAAACCCGTGTCTTGAAGCAGGGAGACAACCATCTGGTTAGCCTCAACACGGAAGTTACTCTCCGCTTGTTTTTCGTTTGCAGTGCCTTGGTCAGCCTGTAGTGCGAGAGCCGCCCTGCGATTGCTGACCTCAGCCTGTTGGCTTGTCTGATCAGTCAGGCTAGCAAGGAGCTCTGTGTAGCTGTACGGGTCACCATTCTGAACTCGGAGGAAGTAGTCCGACGGAAGCTTGACTGTACCTGACTTAGCCATCCATTCAGCGAGATCACCGACAGATTTCTGTTGTGCTGACGCTGCGCTCCACTCGTTAAACAACGCATTCCTGAGAGCATTCGCAGGCTTAGCACCAACGATGCCAGAAACCATCTGATCAATCTCAGGGCGATAACCGGGGTACTTTCCACGAAGCTGACGCACCATACTGTTCATACGTGCCCAGTAGTGGCTTTCTTTCAGGACACCCGCTTCGTATGCAGCCTGTAGCCTGTCGAGCTGCTCCCCAGCAGACTCCAGCTGTGCAGGCCTTGCGGGGGCCTCTGCATCCGCCTGTAAATCAGTGGCGTCACCAACACCGAACTCGTTGTTGATCGTGTCGACCTGATCGAAGATGTCGTTCTGTATCTTCTGCTGCTCGTTCCTGTCTGCCTCTTGGATGCCCATATCTAGAGTGGCAGCCAACCCTTTGAACAAGTCACCAAGACCAGTATTTGCACTGGCACGAATACCTTGGCTCGCACCGGTGAAGTTCGGGACCTGCTGTTCAGCTGGTTTTACATCAAAGGCTGCCATTAGTTTCCTCCTTCACTGACCTTGTCCAAATACGTCTGGAACCGCTTCTTAGGATCATTTCGAATAAACTCCATCTCAACCTGCCTACTAAGCGGCGCGGTGTACTTAATCGCTTCACGGAAGACCTCCCCACGCTTCTGCTCGTCAAAGCCACCACCGATCATAAGGGCCACGGCGTTTCTAAAGTACCGATCACCTTGGTCCCACTTCCGGTCTGAATACGCGTCGACACCATAGCGGTAATTCTTGATGACTTCACGGCGTATTGCATTCTGTGCCTCTTGTGTTTTCTTGTTGCTGTCAGCCTTGAGGTATGTGTCTGCGATATCGCTGGGCGTCAACCCAAGAGCTACCGCAATTGTCGTCCTGATGTCGTGGTCATTGACAACACCGACCAGACCGTCCCTTCGATCTTTCCACTTCCCGGTGTTAAAGATGTACATCGCACGAAGGAAATGACTTGCAGAGGACACCTCCCGGATGGCTTCGAGGAAGTCCTGCTCAGACGGTTCGTATCTCGCATCGGGGTTCTCGTTGAAGAGACTGGCCGCAGATGCGAGGAATGGGCTACCGAGAGACATGACGTCGTTCAAGAAGTTCGGTGACGCGCCTAGTGCCCGCATGAAGTCGAGGTTCCACAAGTCTTCTGCCCAAGACAGGCCACCGGGACCGATGCGGCTTGAGACGTCATAACTGTCTCCAAAGACCCATTGTGTCGCCGCACCCATGAACCCATTCATGAACAAGTCCCACATCGGCTCTTGAAAGTTCACACCCTCCTCAAGAAGCTTTGTCTTAATGCTGTCGTAGGCCGGAAAAGCCACGCCTAGCGTAGTCCCGAGAGTACCGACTGGTATCCCGAACAACGCTGAGTTCACGACAATAAGCCTGAGTTTCTCAGCTGGGGTAAGTATCGCCTTACCGCCAAACGTACCAGCCAAAAGGAGTTCACTCATCCTTGCTTGGAATGAGAAGAATTGGGTAGGAATGCTTGGCCAGCCACGTTGCCACGATGCATTACTCGCTCGGGACATATTGATATACAGTTTGTCCATTCTGTCGATGATCTGACGTTTGGCAGCATTCGTAAGCTTAGCCGTCGGATTGGCGTCTCTCCATGCGAGGTACGCCAGTGTAAAAGAAGTCCCACGGTGGATGCCGTTGCCTTCATGGAAGAAGAACTCGCCAGCACGCAACGCACGCTTGCCCGTCCTGTTGTCCATAAACATTCCCGGATTGAGGTAGTTATCGAGGTTAGCGAACTCACCTTCGATAAACGCTGCACCACTTTCTTTCCACAACGTATACATCTCGTCCATGACGTCGTTGTCGATAGCCAGCGCTTTACTGACCTGCTTTGAGAACCAGCCTTGTGCCTTACTGCCGTCGACAGCCATGCCACGCATCCGCATGCTCCAGAAGGCATGGGTAGCCCTAGCAGCCCGAACCGGATTACCATCGATTGCCATGGCGAAGGAAGCAGCCATGCCTTGGAGGAAGACCTGTGTCGGATTAAACAACCCAAGGTGAGCCTCGAAGGTGACGTACCTCGCCATCGCCGCAGGATCAAGATTGCTGTCCCACAACAACGGTTCGATAGACTTTACAGACTTCAATCCACGAGTTCTGTAGAGCTCGTCAATGATCTTCTGCTTTGCCCATCGAGCGAGGAGGGCATCCTCAGTAGGCTCGCCAAGGATTTGCAGCAATGCCCGCCTAGACTGGTAGGCTGCGGAGATAACCGCTTTGTCAGAACCCTCACGAATGGTGAGTTTATTCTCGACGCCTTTTAGATACTTAATCGGGTCGGCACGAAGTTGCTCCGGAGACGCATCGATAATGCGACCAAATTGAGCGATCCAGTCTTCAATTGACTGGTGCTTCAGGTCTTCGTAGAACCGGTCTTTGGCGATCTGTGTCGCAGACAGTCGGAGAGTTTCCATACTGTCTAGCAGGGGTGCGCCTGTCAAAGCGAACAACGGATTGCTCTCCGTCCCTGCTTCAAGGATGCTGGTAACACGCTCTCCACGTTGCTGGGTGTACTTACTGTTGATGTAGCCTGTGAGATTATGATCGGACCGGCTGACATTGACGACATCTCTTCCGAAGACACTCTTCAAATCAAGGGCATCGGCAGCGCTCACACCGCTGGGGGTGAGGATGAATGGAGAGTTAATATCAAATGCTGCATTCGGATTTTCCTTGCTGCGGAAGATTTTCATAAATGCGTTCAAATTGTCATACGGCAGATGCGTACTGATCCACCGATCAGCAGCAGCAATGGAAACCTTCCGTGCGGCCACGTCTTTGATGAGTTGCCGGCCCGCTTCGTATGCCTGATTGAACTTCCTGCCCTGAGCCCCCGCAGGATAGTAATGCAGAACGGTATCACCGTCGTAGACCTTCCTCCCGAACTTTGTGTTATGGACAGACGGCTGCTTACTGTACCAACCGTTTTGTGGGTAGTTCCAGTGGCCACCTTCATTGTACGCAACCTGATCGGAGCTCAACGGCTTCGTCTTGATGTCACGCACGACAAGGTATTCAACCGGCTCTCCGCCAGATTGCAGGAGTTCATTCAAAGGACGCGACTTTGGATCGGCAACCTGTATGACTTCGTAATTCCCGCTTGCAATGGCTTCGTCAAGCTCATCCCACTCGTTTTTCCGCATCTTCGTAGACAAATTAAAGCGGAGGCTGCCATCTTCTGGACGCACCCAACCGACAGTGAACGGTGTCGTTCCTGTGTGCGGAAGGTTCTCTAGTGTCCTGCCTTCAAAGAACAACGAAGACGACACAGTACTCGTCTGGGCCTTCTTGTCGAGGATCGTAAAGGTAAACGCCTTTTGTTCGATACCAAGGCGGTCCTTGTCCCGGCGCACAGAGAGATTCCTCTGCAAGAAGTCCCAGTCCATGACATCACGGAATGAGAAATAGGCCAGAGATTCGTCGTACGAAGGCATATCCCCGTGGATTTTAAAATACGACCTCTCGAATTCACCGACGTTGTCGTAGAACTTTCCACGGACACGTTCGATCTTGCCGTCTGGCGTCTGGACGTTCCGAAACTCAAACCGAGCGTGATCCATAACTGTCTTGAGCTTCTCAACCTGATTCTTGCTCAGCTTGGTGATGGGCTTGAGAACCTCTTCAAGGCGCTTCGCGACAGCATTGCCACCGTACGTCGCGACCTTTCTATTCGCCACAGTCGGATCAGACAACAGTGTATCAGGGTTGCGAAGGAAACCGATGAAGACATTCAACCATGTCTCTTGCGTCGCATTACCTGTTCCAAGGCGAAGATCGGTGACGGACAATGCCGTTTCATCGACGTTCTTCCGCATCTGGATGTAATAGTGCCCGTCTCGGTTGACGATGTTATAGCTGCCGGGGACAAGAGAATACGCATCGTTGGCCCAGAACTGTGCTTGCTCGGGAGACTTAAAGCTGTCCGCATCGGTTTTTCCAAGAAGAATGCTGATGTGATCAACACCACCAAAGACTTCATCACTTTCCCGAACAGGGGTGATGTCAACGATGGCGTCTTCGAGGTAGCGGAAGGTCCTGCGGAAATTACTCTCCGCGTTTTCCATGCCCTTGAGTATCGCAGCTTCTTCGATGATATGCGGCACGACTTGGAGATCAACCATCGTGCTGATGATCAGGTCTTTATTTGCCGCAAGGTCATCCTGAAGACGGGCTGCCATTTCATTAGACAACGTTCCTGGATCATCGACGTAATTCTTCGGATTAAGCATGCCATGCCTAGACGCAAGGGCCTCGATGTTCCCACGCATTTGCGATGTCGAGCTGCCAGTACTATCTGAGACAGACGCGCCGACATTAGCAAAAGCTGTCTTGACACGCTCTCTGGCCGCTTCTGGGATATCCCCTTGGAGAACGAGTTGTGTCGACTTACTCGCTTTCGGATTGGCCATGCCACGAGTCGCTGCTTTGACACGATTGGCATACTTCGTGACAGCCGAGCCCCCAGACAAGACCTTGCCTGCAACCCCAATGGCTGCACCAGCACCGAGCGTGGCGACGTCTAGCGCGTCAAGGCCAGTAAAGACGTTGTCCCAGAGTTCATCTGAAGACGAGTACGACACCATGGCATTTGCATAGTACACCGCATCGAGAATGTTCGTCTTTGCGATCTCATCGACTGTCGACTGAAGCTCTCTCTGGAACTGGTCGAGAGGAAGAAGGTAAGCACCTCTTGCCTGCTGAGTAATATTATCACCAGTCAGAAAACCGTCAGATTTCACTCCTTCGAACTTGCTGTGAACGTTGGCCCACGTCCAAAACGGCACCAACCCCTTGAGGAAATCTGTACCTGTGTTCAGCCAGTTATTCTGTTGCAGCCGAGCCTGGATATCCTCAGCGACACGCATAGCAGCCTGCTGTTTGGCTACGAAATCCTTGCCATGGGCGTCGACCATCTCTGTGGCTTGCGGGTCTTCCTCCATCGCTGCGAGCTTCTCAGCAGGTGCGGCTTCGTCAATAAACCTAGCCGCAAACATCCTCTCAAGGACAGTGTTCGGATCAGCATCGACTGGAGCATTCATGGTGTCATAGACAAAGCGACGCTCTTCACTGGTCAAGGAACGACCTTCAGACGCAGCGAGATTAGTAACACCAAGGACTTGTTTACTACGTTCTTGCCTCTGCGCCATTGCCTCTTGAATGGCTGCCATATCACGGATACGACGTTCATGACCAAGCCAGAAGCTTTGGACAAGATAGTCTCTTCCGGGAGACGTATCCCCAAGAGCGTAGTCGTACTTCTCCGTGAGTGTATCGACGGTATCTTGATTTAACTGTGTCGGCTGTTCCCCAGTGAAACTAATTTGGGGCTGAGGCGGCTGAAACAGTGTGACTTCGTTAGCCATTGTATCCCCTGAGGTTAAACAGCGAATGCCCGAGGCATCTGGTAGTTGGTCCTAAACCATGGAATAGGTGCGGGCTGAGGAGCAGCATTGGAGTTTCCAAATGTCTGGACTGTCGGGGTTTGTCCCGCGACGTTCCCAGACATATTCCCACCTAGACGACCGATGGCGCCAGCATTACTGACGATAGCCCCGCCCAAGGCGGAGATACCCTGACCAAGAGAGATGCCCGCCTGTCCGCGTTGTGTGGCATCGAAGTAGTCCCGATTGGCTTGGAAGATGCGTCCACCGAGGATTTCACCAGAGTTGACATTCGATTGATTTTCCTGCCCCTGTGCGACAGCGCCACCCATGGCAGCAGCCACACCAGAGCCGTATTGAGCGCCTTGTGCTGTGCCGACGGCAAGAGACTGGCTTCGAGCAAGCAATGCCTGCCGAACAGAAATCCTACGCTGACGCTGAGCTTCTAGCTGCATTTGTTGTTCACGAGCGTTCTCAGCCCGCTTACTCGCTGCTGTTTGTTCAGCAACCATCTGGTTCTGAGCTACAGTGGAGACAACAGTGCCGACAAGAGACAAGGCTGTGCCGATAAGTCCAGCAGCCGACATATTACAACTCCTTCATAAAGACCTGTTCTGAGAGCTTATATCCGCTATGCTCCCAGAACTTCTCCATACCTTCTGGAGAGTTTGAAAGGATAGCGCCCTGAACATGTTTACAACCGACCAAATTGGCCCAGTACTCGAAAGCCTTGCGCAAATCTTGTCCACGTTGACTCTTCCGATATTCGGGTTTCACGTAGAAGAAGACCTCAACCCCTACCTTATTCTTGGAGAACAGCGGCACGAAGGCGTAGGCAAAGATCGCACCTACCGGCTCACCATTATCATGAGAGATAAGTGCGAGGTATTCCACCTGACCCTCGATTACGAACTTCTCCATCATCTGACGGGTCTTGGCGTAGTCGATCCCGATGTCGTCATACGGACTGTTCTTAGCCAGCTCCTTAGCCAGATCGACGATGAATGGTACGTCCTCAAGCGTAGCATGACGCAATGTCGGATGTAGTTTCATACTCTCAGTCATGGTGTCCTCCTAGACTGCGGTTTC